CTTGCTCCCATCATCGGTGTTTCCTCCTATCGAAGTGTCTCACCAACACGGTTTTGGGTCAATGGTACCTTCGTACTAGTCCTTATTGCTGCAGCCACGCGTTTGCGGTATCTTCATCTTCGAACTTACAAACTTTTCTTTTTCCAATCCAACCAGACCATCCGGTATACGGATTGTGAACTATACGACGTTGTTTATTACGAGGTAAAATTATTACTGACTCTTCTTCCTGTCCAAGGCACTCCGCGATGGCGTCCTTGATGCTGATCTCGCCGTCCAGAATCTGCGCGTCGCTGTACAGCACGGCCTGACCGTCGTGTTCTTGAAAGTGCTCGTTGATCGCTTCCAGAATTTCAATTGCTCTTAACAGCTTGCTCATTTTTCTTTGCCTCCGTCTTCCTGATCTGTTCGAACGTGATATCGAGAATGCGGCGTAATGTGCTGCCGGGTCGTGGTCTCGGTATCTGCCTGCGCTCAATCATGCAAATGCTTCCGGGTCGAACTTGTCCATAGCTGCACTGAAACCGTCCGGGTCGCCGTCAGTGTAAGACCAGTCACTGACGATATCCATATCGTTACCCAGCACTAAAGAGATAGAGTGAGTTGCTCCAGAGGGAGATTTCATGTAAACGACGGCGTCGTCCAAATTGAAGATGATCTCCATCGCGGCCTTCGAACTGTCGACCTTGACGTACTCGTCGCCGTCCCAAACTCTGTAAACTTTCCAAAGTCCATTCACGAGTAGGTGGTTGAAGAGGTTCCACACGATGCGGCGCTCCCTGCGAACGTGGGGCAACATCGGGCGATCTTTGTACAGAATCTTGTCCAGTTCCAGTGCGGGTGCGTTCTCAATCGTGCTCATTTTGTCCTCCGTAAATTTTCGTTCAAATCGTTTGCCTCCGCGCGTAGCGCTTGCGCCTTCACGCGGCCTTCCTCACTCTGGCGGTCCTCGAAGAGGTTCGCCTCGCGGTACAGCATGCTAATCTTCGCTCGAATCTGGTAACGTTCGACGCGTGACATGTTACTCACTCACCCTTTCAGTCAGTTCTGACCAGCGAGGCTCTTCCTCGTCGTCGGCTGTTTGTTCTGCGGCCAATTCCGGGTCGAACTGTTCTAGGTCGTCGAGGTACAACTCGCCGTCGATGTGGGTCCCGCCGCACTGCTTGCAAACCGCGACTTCATTGCCATCGTCGTTAAAATCGCAGAGAACAAACTGCTCGTTAATGGCATTGTTGAGAGTGCCGTTGCCGCAGTCCTTGCAAATCGCTTGTCCTTGAAGCATTGTGTTGGTCTCCATGCTCAAATTATCACGCGATCTCGATTTGAAGTCAAGTACCGATTTTAATTCAGTACTTTAGTACTAGTACGCGCACGCGGCGGTCACACCATTCTCGTCGAACGATGCCGCGTTAGCGCCGTGCAGTTTCAAATCGTTGCCCCACGCACTGGTCGAATAAAAGTGCCCGTACTTGTAAGGATTATAGCTGACTCGAACATTCGCTTGTCGACGAAACCAAGCTGGCTCTTCTCTCAAATAACCGACCGCGAACGCGTGCACGTTCTTCCGTCCTTGCTTAATCACGCGCTGTCGCCCGGCCTCGGAGACCTTGAACTTGACGTAGAATAGAATCACGCTGTGGCGGCGCTCCACAACTCGACCGCCTTGCACGATTGAGTACAGCGGTTGGGCATTCTTGCCGTGTTTCAGGTTGCGGTAGACCTTGACGGGTCTGCTGGTGTCTATCATACCATCCTCGCGAGGTGACGCAGAATTATGTTTTTGAATCGAAGACTCGCGCCATCATCTAGTGCGGGTGTGAGCGGGTGATTAATAATCTCGGAGACCGCGTCCTCCACGAGGACTATCTGAAACTGCCGCGTGTCCTTTTGGATTAAGTCTTTCTCCATGCTTCTGAGAAGTATCTGGTTAGCAGGTCCTGTGATGTTCATCGAAGTATACCCTCAATCATGTGTGGACTAAGACCTAGAGTTTGCTGGCTAAAATAATCCAGCTTGGCGGTGAACAGCCCGTGCTCTTGAGTGCCGAGGATAGTTGCAGGTCCATTATGCGTCTGTACGCGTGTGCCTGCTGGGAGAATTCGCAACGTGATATTGCCGAGGACCTCGCCCACCTCTTTCTTGTTCAATCGAGACTTAGGCCACGGGTCGCCGTAAGACTTCCACTCCGTCGTGCCTACCTCGCGGTACAATACCCAAGTGAAGAACTTCGCGACGCCATAACGGCGGCGCTCAAAGTGGTACTCGAAATTCAGATGCTTATAGACTGTCACGTAGTAATCCTTTCTCGTGAACCTGCCACGCGTTCCACCCGCTGTGATAAACTCCGTCCGGCGTGGTGTTGCCTGCGTGCCAACCGATAGGCCAGAAGGTTAGAATCGCGCAGCGCTTGCGCAGCGCGTCCCACATGTAAAAGTGGCGTCGGCATTGCCGACCGAATACCTTGGTGGTCTTGGACCACGGCTCGAAGGTGAATGGCGCTTTAACTCTCATGTTCAAAGTGTACCGCGACCTCCTCCGAATGTCAAGAACAAAAACGTACTAGGACTTTTGTACTGGTACGCTCTCCAAAACTTTCTGTGCGAATGGTATAGAGTCTTTGACGCGGGTCTTCCTGTATCCGATGCCTGTTTGATTCCTGCGGCGAATCCACGCGCGTATATGCCACGGGTTAACAGGCTTGAGTTCTGCAAAGTGCCAATCTTGCTCAAACTCTTCTTGCGATCTGAATCCCTCAATATCGACGAGTCTACCTTGCGGGTCTTTGACAGCGACGTGGCTCGGCAGGCCATCTTCCATGTCTGCGGCGCGGTACACGCCATACAACGGCCATCCGGTGAGTTTATTTATAGCGAGGGCAAGCGAGTGGCAATTACCATAATTGAATACACGCTTGATCTCTTCTTCTTTGCTGTTGGATGTGATCTTGCACTTGATCGAACCGATGAAACCGTTGACTTCGAATTCCATGTTAGCCTCTCACTTTCTTTAGAATTGTGATTGCTACTAACTTGAAAAAGAACAACAGCGTGACGATCTTACTAGTTGACATACGCAACAACTTCCCAATTTCCGGACTCCATGCGGTGAAGGTTAATGCTGATGTACTTCCCTTCTCCGACCGCCTCGTTGTATCGCGTGCCTACTGCTTGGAACAGTGGCGCGGTAAAACCATGCGCCTCCAGCGCGCTCGTGATTTGATCGAACGGCACGACGCGATGATACTTCAATCCCAGCGCTTGCAATTCCGAATTCACCCGGCGCAAGCGCTGGGCGAGACTAGGCAGCTTGACTTGACAATTGGAGCAGAGTGTCATTGTTTCCTCGCTTTCATTTCCGCACGTTCTCGCATGTCGGCGGCGATCTTCCCTTCGTCAACCCGCTTGCCTACTTCCAGCTTGAGCAGGTGAGTTGTCATATTACCTGTGGTAAAGTCTTCCTCGAATTCGCGCACCGTGCGCCCCGCGAGATTAAACACATTCGCGACGTGAGTACGTTGCGCGCGTCCGGCCTCGGTGTTAGCGAAGATGAATGTGTCGGTCATGTTTACCTCTCAAAATGCCTCGGCGGTGCTCGCTTGGCAACGGGGCAATCCGTTTCAGGTACTTGCGCCTGACGCCGCCGAATAGGTGACCCTCTGCCGTGTCTGCGGCATTTTATATCCCGTGGGTCGGCGGTTACTGCAAAACTGCTTAGGCGGTCATGAGGGGCTACATCGAAACGTTTTTAATCGGCTTCCGCCGCCGTTGATAGTGATACCCGATGCGCCGCCTAAAAATTTGAGGGTAGCGGGATTCGAACGTGTAACTGTACGCATCTAGAATCGTACGCCGCATCCAACGTTGCGCCTGATTAGTTCTTCTAGCAACGTCCGGGAGCCACCTGTTGAATCCCGGTTAAGGTGTTACCCTCTACAAACACTCTCTCATGCCTTCGAAAATGTGTCAATAGTACTCGTCTGGTACTTTTGTCCTAGTACTAAGCACGCGTCCATTTGATATCTGATGGCTTTCCAGCGCGCTTGCACGCGGTATGGGAGTAGAATCCCGGAATGTCGAGATATCGCGGCCTGCGGTACCTGTGTATCTCTTTATTGCACCCTACACACTGCCCGATGTAATTCCCTCTCACTTGCGCATCGGTGGTAGCGCAGCGCTCTGGCCTTGCGCCGATCTGCCGCGCCATCGATTGCCAAACCCAATCATGATGGTGGCCGGGTCCAACCAGCGCGTGCGCGATCTCGTGCAAGATGGTGTCACGAATATTCGCTTCATCGTTCACGGCGGCGTAATGTCGACTAATCGTGATTATTCGGCCTTCGAATCGGCATTGACCGCAGCGTGACTTCGCGTTGTCCCATTGAAACGACCAGCCCTTGTCAAACAGCTTATGGTCTACCATCGCCTTCCAGATTATTCGGAATGCTGCCGTCAGTTCCATTATAGTTTCGCCTCTCTTTCAATCTGCCAGATTAAGTCATTCACTTCTACCCATGCTTGATAGTCGTTATAGTCACCTATGCCATTGCGCTGATCTTCCGCAGTGTGTGGCAGCGTCTTCGCGACCCTGCGAAGCTTCGCGATTACCTTCTTGGCTGCCTTCTGTTCCTCGGTCGGCTCTGGCTTCGGCAGCGTAGCACGCGTAATAACGGTTTGCTTCACGCCTTCCGGATTGTACTTGTCCACGCGATTCTCGTGCTTCTTGACGCGTGCTGTCATTCGAGGAATGACTTCACCTTGTTCGAACATCTGGGTGGACGCGAAGTACACGAGGATATTGTCACCTGCCTTCATCTTGTAAAAGTGTGAGACGCCAAACTGCGATTCAAATGTTGTGGTGTACAACACGGTCGCATTCTCGATTGTGATGCGCTCGCCAACTACGCCGATGAATTCCGATTTGCTGTCTGCCTCGATGCGCGCGTTCCGCCTGATCTCGAATTCCTTTTCCTTCGAGTACGCATTGATTGCGGAAACTGCGACGCCAAAATTCTTGCTGCTCACTGATATGGATTGTGCTAGCAGCGCGAGGTTGTATCGGTAATCGTCTTGAGTGTGAATAGAAAGCGATTGCAGCCATTCGTAGGTGTTATTCGCGAGGGTCTTGTCTTCTTCGGTCGCTGTGAGAGGAAACTCAAATGCCTCTCTGGTCTTGGCGTTGCCGTATATCCACTCACGTACGCGCATGCTGGTCGAGGTCTTGCCAAATTCCATTGCAGACTTATTGGAGAGCCATCCGTACAGTCTGATGGCGGACGCGGCGACTGTGAGCACGTCGTCCATCGGAATGCGCTCCATCACGCGACCGCCACCGAATCCATCGCTCTCTTCAGCCATTCCAGCCAATTCATCAGCATCAATCAGAATCTCGGCGATGGCCGCGAGCGTCTCCGGGTTCGTGAGTCCAAGATAATTCGCGAGGCAGTTGCGACCGATTTGCCTGTATCCATCTGCATTGGCTATCACAAAAGTTTCCAGCCGTCGACGATCTGTCTTGCAGTGGTCGCAGTAGTTGGTGGCATCGCGGAAGCGCTGAGGGATATCACCTTCGAATCCGGGAACGCGGCGCATGACGTTGCCGATCAGTTTGCCGTCTTCATCAGTGACAGGTGAAATGACAGCAGCAAACTCGTAACCGTTGATCTTGGGACGGCCTGCAGATTCCAGCGTGACAGTGTATACGCGGCGAACGCGATCAAATCCCGCATCGTTTTTATACGTGATCTCCTCGAATGAGCCAACCGTCAGCACAGGTGCATCGACTTTGATGCGCGCACAGCGACGGACCAGCTTCACCATTCGGGATTTGAGAACTTCTAAGTTGGACTCGGGAACTCGGTACGTCTTAAGTGTGGTGTCCATATATTGATGGTCTCACGCGCGCCGATCTGCGTCAAGTACTGAAATAAAATCGGTACTACAGTACTAGGACTGGCGGGCGCGGAGATTAGCCTCGATATTCTCCGCAAGCACAGGAAGGGAGTTTTTGATACACCAGCGAATCAGCGCCGCGACCGACTGACCGGACTTTGCCGCGAGTGCGTCGAGGGCGGCGCGCTGATCTGGGTCGAGCCGAATATCGAGTTTCTGTTTCACAATCCTGAGAATTGCACAACCGCATGCGGTTTGTCAAGCACAAAGTGAAAAGCGCATGCGGTTGTGGCAACATTTCCCTGTTGGGAGAATTATGTAAAAGCGCATGCGGTTTGCATCTGGCCGTGTGAAAAGCGCATGCGGTTTGCAGCCAAATGTAACAAAGCGCATGCGCTTTTCACGACGAAATAGGTTGAATCGGCCAAAAAGGGGTAGGTTATGACACAATTTATGACACAATTTTTAGGGGTTAAATCCTTTATTATCACGAAGATGTGCAAATTGTGTCATAAAAAACAGAGGGGCTGACAGAGAGAGGAGATGTAAAAGCGCATGCGGTTTGTAGCAAGACTCACGCGCGAAGGCAAAATCTAGTAACTAGATAAATAATAGAGAAATCAGATGTTACTATAAATACACCTATGGAATAATTGAATTATTGCGCCTCTCTCTCAGTCCCCACCTTTTCGTATGACACAATTCGTGTAAGATCAATTGAATCAATAAGATGGGAGCGAAAAATTGTGTCATACACCAAAATGACAGCATTCGGTGACCGGGCGCGTGGACAAAATGTGTCAATCATCGGACGCTGTTTTGCTCTATTTTGTATGACACAATTCTCGTAACACTAATGAAATCAATGATATAAGAGCCACCAAGCAAATAAATGCATCCAATCAGACCTCTTTTGCACACATTCGAGTGATGACTCGCGGTGACGATTCGATCAGAATCAACCCAAAGCAAACACCGCTCACCTCGTATAAGTCGAGCAATATCAACAAGTTACAAGCACAATAACAATCTCGAATCAGTCGAGGAGTTGTCAGATTTTTCCTAGATGAGATTTTTTATCTCGTAAGTCGTTTGTTTTCAACGGTTTTCGGGTTTGGAAGCGAATTTGCTCCCCCAGCAATCAGCGTGCCAAACAATAAAGGCATTAGAATCAATGAGTTAGCCTCGATCTGGTCGTTTGTCAATTAATGCTCTATTAATTGCCAACCCTCCGAGCAACGATTGCAACGATGCAACGAACTGTCGGCTCGCGCTGGCAGCGATTAGAAGGCGAAACGTTAAGTCTTTTGTTTTCATAGGCTTAATGTTTGGAAGCGAGTTTGCTCCCCCAGCACGCCGAGGGCCAAAGCATGCCTCCGGGCATGGGCCATGCCGTACCCGCCCCAATACCCTGTTTCGTGCCCGTGCACGTTTGCGTCCCAAAAGCGGACGCGCTACCCGGTATGTCACCTAGCCGGATGGGACCCAACAGGTACCCCCGGCAGCGGCACGGGGTAGTCACAGACCCACCCGCCTTTCTACTTGACACGGCGGCAGTAGTGTGGTACAATTTTGAAGTTTACGTCGGCAAAGAGACATTCACTTTCGCGCTAGACATCGTCGGCATTGAATTGAGACCGTACGGAATACTCGTCACGGTGGACGGCGGCGACCAGTACATCATTTGCGGTGGACCGAATCCCGAGATGATGTTCTTGAATTTTTATAAGAAGGCGTGATGAACCGCCGCAAGTTTCTTTCATGGCTAGGGGTCGGCACTGCGGTAGCCGCGGTCGCCCCAATGGCCCTCTTTGCGGAGGGACCCGCCTCGTTTGACACATTGAAGAACGGGGGCCTGATTTGTGACTTGGCCGAATACGGCACCACGTACGGCGATTACACCAACTTCTCTCAGCTAGCCATCTCGGGAGCATTCGATGAGGTGGTAGCAAACGCCGCCGCAGAATTGGCTAACGCCGCTGCTCTTCGAATCGACCGATTGGTGCAGTCATGAGCCTCGGCAAAAACTATCAGCACTTCTCGTATGCCGACTTTGGCGCGCAGCCGTATTATCCGAAGGAAGTCAAGGTCGTGATTTCTCCCGACCCATCAGAATACGGCAGCATCATCACCTTCGAGAACGTCAGCGACAAACTAGTTCGCATCACGTACCGCGACAAGATTGAATTTCTGGAACCGAAAGAGATAGTCCACATCAAAGTGCACAGCGGTTTGGATGCAGAGCTTCCAGTCGTTACTCCGCTCAACAATGGGGTGTCGTGATGCCCAACTACGTTAGCGCGGAATTGAACCGCATTTGTACCGACGCGGGCGTCCAGTGCGTCGTGACGATGGACCCGAGGGACTTCAAGAAGATTTTCGAGTTCCGCAACTTCGGATACTTTCCCGTGGAAGTTAGCGCGGGCAAGGCGATGTATGTTGTCAGTCCCTCCGAGACCTTCGTGTACAAATCGAAGGACGGCGCGGAGCCAAAGATTACGAAGTGGTTCGTGTGGTATCAAAGCGCGTATCCGGTAAATCACTAATGAGCAAGAAGAACATTCTGTCGAAAGAGAAAATCGACAACAACACCGTCCGCGTAACTTTTGAGAATCCGGATGGTCACAGAGTTTACGAGTACCGCGGTTCCAGCGCAAGAGCAGTCTTGCGCGGGCGGGACCCGCAAGGCTTGACGGGCGGAAGGCTCGTGGAGCACAAGAGGATTCCATGAGTGAGAATTCAGCAGCACACGCAGAAGGATACCCGGGGCGTCCGTTGCCTCCGGTCAACAACGATGTGCCGAACGCGAAGGATAATCCGGGCACCACGGTAAAGTGCGCGCGTCAACAGACGGGCGAGAACCGTTACCCGATTAATGAGCACGAGGCCAAAGAGAAGCATCACGGCCCGAACAACTAAGGAGAATGCCATGTTGCATTTCGTTTCGTATTTGATAGTTCTCGCAATCGGATTCGGCTTGGGCCGCATCAAGAACTTCAAGGCCGCGGAGGCCAAGTTCGCCGCAGATGTCGACGCAGCGAAGGCGAAGGCAAAGAGCATCTAAAATAGCTCTTGACAAACACCGCGGTTTGTGGTAGTATGCTCTTGTTCAACTGTGGTGTCGTTGGTGTAGTGGTAGCACGCTGGACTGTGAATCCGGCAGCATGGGTTCGACCCCCATACTTCACCCCAAAAAATAGTTGAAAATAGTGCTTGACAGGTTTTCGAAGTTATGGTAGGATGGTTCCACGATGGAGACGCGAGAGACAGAGATGTGGATTCCGGCAAAGAACGGAGTCGGCATCCCGCCAAGAAGTCTTGAGTGTCCCGAGTGCGGCGGAAACATGAGTCGAAGACCCGGCCATCGATATGTCTGTGAAGGATGCGGAACCGAGACGACGTTGGACATGACGCCGCTCGAACATCGAAAAGTTTAAGAGTTTGTCAGAGGTGAGTACTCGCTATCCTTCGGCGGAAGCGAGAATCCGGAAACGGAACTCCCGACCGAACTGACAAAAGATGCTTGTTGTGAACAAGGCTCATGGGTTATCACAACCGCCTTGACGGAGCGTTGGGCCAACCGTCATACAATTTTCAGTCGAGGTGTAGGTCCGTAATCTGGCAGCGGTCTGGTTTTGGAAACCAGTGCGGCAACGCCTTGGAGGTTCAAATCCTTCCATCTCGACCAAGTTTACCCGACCACTTAGGGTGAGGGTACCAATGGCTTCCGCGAGTCGACGCTGGTAACGGTGACGATAGCGCATAAGCGAGGAACGAGAGAAGCATCGTCCTCAAATTTTCTACAGTCTCGTGGGCCAGCCCGGAGTGGCCGTCTCCCTGTCACGGAGAAGACCGCGAGTTCAAATCTCGTCGGGACTGCCAATTTAGGATTTAATCAACGACCGGGAGGTCAACGATTATGTCAAGCAACGAGAAGAAAAATGCAACGCTAGGTATGTCTCACGGCACGGCGTCAAACAGATTGAGAAAAAATATTATGTTTTCTCTTTTGTATCGTCTAGGAGAGAACGTCTGTTATAGATGCAGGGCAACAATTTCATCGGTCGAAGAATTAAGTGTTGAGCACATAGAGCCGTGGGAAGGAATAAGCGCTGCGCTATTTTGGGATTTGAATAATATTTCATTTTCCCACATGCGATGCAATAGACCGCATCGTTTAGGCAGTTCAAAGATTCAAACGCCAGAAGGAACGGCGTGGTGTTCGAAACATCAAAGAGCTTTATCAGTCAATGAGTTCTTTGCAAGAAGTTGCAAGGACGATGGATTGGATGACTATTGTAAGGCGTGCCGTCGAGAGAAAGACACTCGACAGAATCACGCAAAGAAAGTTTCTGCTGTGGATTAGTATAACTGGTAGTACGTCCCACTGTTAATGGGAAGGGTCTCAGTTCGAATCTGAGGTCCACAGCCAATTTTAATCGGGTTGTAGTTCCGTAATCTGGCAGCGGTCTCCCTTCGGAAGGGAGTGTCTATGACCTTGCAGGTTCAATTCCTGCCAGCCCGACCAATTTTTGTGGAGCCGTTAGGTAAATCCACAGACGATTCCCGAAATGGGGTCGGCAAGGCACTCCCTCCCGGGAGAGCGCGTGCCGATACCCAGCGGGCGCTAACGGACTTGAACGAGGCGACGAACGCGCGCCTACCACATAGAGTTTGCTGAGGCTTACAAGGTACTCGACTAAACATCGAGGACACGCTGCCGACAAAAGCGTTGCGACGTTGTTCTTCGCGGCGGGCAAAAGATGTTGCAACAGAGAGTGAAACACTCCCGGGTAGCTCCCGGTGATTGGCCTCGTCGACTGGTAAGGGGCAACTACTCTCGGTGTTCTTAGAACACCCAAAGCGCGACGGCGACGCGCGTTGATAAATATCGCCCGGATTTAAGTCTCGCATGAAACACCAGCGAGCAGAAGAGCGCCCTCGCGGTTCAAGTCCGCGTAAAGCCGAGGCGTTCATAGAAATATCGGCATTTAATTTTCTGTACCCGAGTGGCGGAATGCATACGTAACGCGTTTAGACCGCGTCGCTCGAAAGAGATTGTGGGTCCAAGTCCCACCTCGGGTACCAATTTTGTGGCCCTGTCGTTCAATGCACAGGACGGCGCACTTCTAAGGCGCTTATCTCGGTTGGATTCCGAGTGGGGCTTCCAATATTCGGTGCACATATCGAGGCATATTGCTAGCACCTCGGGGCACCGAAAAGTTTTGAGGGCTGCTCGTATATCGCATAATGCGCAACGCTACGAACGTTGAGAGCGGGGTTGGACTCCCCGGTGGCCTTCCAATTTTTGCCCTGCTGGTGGAATGGCAGACGCGCTGGATTGTCCCCAAGTTTATGTGTAAAATTCCTTAGTCACTATGTGACCACAAGAGGAAGGAAAAATGAACTACAGCACAGCGGAAGCGCAGCAAATCGGGCAGTTGATGAGTCAGTATCATCTCGAACTTGATGCACTACTTAAGACGGTAAGAGCCATAGAGAAGGCAGGTTTTTCTGCTCCGTGGGTGGATATAGCGTCTTCCAGAGAACGTATGAGATTGGAGGTTCGTCCTCGCTCCGGTGCTCAGTGAAATACACTAAGGAGTCTTTAACGCCTGTTGTCGAGTCGAGTTTAAGTGTTGCAGAAGTTACCAGAAAACTAGGATTAAAGAATCCGAACGGCGGCACTCAACAGCACGTTTCGAGAAGAATTAAAAAGTTTGGAATTGATACATCGCATTTTTTAGGTAGCACCAGAAACCGAGGTATCGAACATAAGCCCGGTAGAATTCATTGGCAAAAGATTTTAGTAAACAACAGAAACAACAACCGTAAGGAAGCAACGGCACGACTAAGAAGAGCAATGATTGATTCGGGAATTGCGCATGTTTGCGGTACTTGCGGCATCAGTCCTGTGTGGAACGGCAGAGAACTCGTACTGCAAATAAGTCACAAGGACGGTGACTCATTGAATAATGAGAGAATGAATCTACATTTCGAGTGCCCTAACTGCCATTCGCAAACGGATGATTTTGCAGGCAGAGGAAAGAATAAGAGTTTATCGGCTACTGGTGGAACGGCAGACACACTCGCCTCAAGAGCGAGCGTCCTAGTGGCGTGAAGGTTCAAATCCTTCGTGGCCGACCAATTTTGCGCGTGTGGCGGAACGGTATACGCGTGGGGCTTAAACCCTCACGGCCCTCACAGGCATTGTGGGTTCGACTCCCACCTAGCGCACCAAGCTTGTACTGAGTAAACTGGTCAGAGGCGTAACCACGTAAGCCGCTGTCACCTTAATGTTACTCGGGCGTGGACTGAGTTTGCACTGTTAGGCAAGTGGTAAGCTACCTGTCTGCAAAACAGTCATCGTTGGTTCGATTCCAACACAGTGCTCCAATTTTCTCCGGTCCCGGCAGGGATTACCGCGAGTCGTTTCTGGCAGCATGGTAACGAAAACCAAACTGCGCCTTTTGGTAGCGTAGACGAACGCGGCACTGACGAGAAGGTAACGAGCGCGCAAGCGTGTGATACACTAAAGCGTCGGAGGTCGAGGAAGTTCCGGTCACAACTCAACACTGTGCCGTGGAAGTTGCGGGGCGCGCGAGCGCACGGGTAAGGCCGACGTAATCAATTCGAGGTCGGGCACTCCACACAGGTGCAACTGCAAATAGGACTTGAGCGCTTGTTGAGCGCGACGAGAGTCGGGTAGCAGGCTAAGATGAATGTTCGTCCTAGACAGAAACCGGGCTACAGCGCAACCAATTTTTACTCCCGAGCGGGAACATAACACGGCCATGATAATTAACACGGCCACGATATTCCCGTACGGTAACGTGGGTCGCAGGTGTTAGCGGCAACATTCCTCCCTCTTAAGGAGCGAGTTGCGGGTTCAAGTCCCGCGCAACCCACCAAATTTCTGTGGACTGCGAATACGAGAGGCAGTAGCGGGGCCTTTTAAGCCCATGAGTTCGCGTTCGAGCCGCGAGCGGTCCACCAATTTTAGCCTGTTAGCAAACTGGTTGTATGCACCTCTCCTACAAAGAGGCCGGAACAGTTCGATTCTGTTACGGGCTACCAATTTTCTATGAGCGGTAAGCCTCTACTCGATAGAGGTGAGCGCGTGAGTACGCACGCGAGCCAAGGGGGCGGTAATCCTCTAAGGCCCCAACTGAAATGTTGGTCAACTAGCCCGACTCACCAATTTCTGTGGGCCGTCCCGAGCAACGCTCGGCTCTACAGCGCAGTCGCGACTGCCTGTAGATGAGTGGTGAAATTCCGCGATGTCCCAGCCTTTCAGTTGACCGTTCGTTCAATGGTAGGATGGCCTCCTTATAAGGGCTCGATGGCAGTTCGATTCTGCCACGGTCGACCATTTTCTATCTGGCCGAGTTACCTCGTGAGTTAGCCGTGTATGCGGCACGGGATGCGCCCCTCTCTAAGCCCACAGCGACGAGACAGGCCGGACCATTTTAAATCGCCTTGTCCTTTAATGGCAAGAGGATTGGTTCTCAACCAATTAACCGGGGTTCGATACCCCGCAGGGCGACCAAGTTTTGAAGTACCGTAGAGTAAATGCTCGATGAGCAACGGAGAGTAACATGATTACAAATGACGGTTTGATAGAAGTTCAAGAACAGGAAGACGGAACTTACATTTTTCCGACTGATAAAAAATTTGAACCTTCTTGGGCTATTTATGTTTTCAAGGACGGCACGGCCCATTTGTATTTGAAACGAAAAAATAGTGGCGAACTTCTTGGGAAGCCGATTGTTTTGAACATCGGGAGACTTCGACCAATTAAGAAACAAGTTGGCGATAAGTTGATTGAGGATTTCAAGTTGGATATCGGAGAGGTTTTTCAGGTAGGAAAAGATGAAGACCCTGAAAAATTTTTCGCAAGATACGAGGGGTACCAAGTTACGGACCACCGAGCTTACGATATTATAAAACCTTTGTAAAAGTTTCAGTGGCGATGTCGTCTAGAGGCTTAGGACGCTGGCCTTTCAAGCCAAGAACGCGGGTTCAAATCCCGCCGACGCTACCAATTTTCAGTGGGCTGTTAGTGATAACTGGCAAAACGCTTCGTTTGCACCGAAGAGTCGCGGGTTCGAATCCGGCACGGTCCACCAATTTATAGGAGAGTGATATGACAGTTACAATTCCACATTAGGTAACCGGAGGGTTATAATGGGAAAGTCATATCGTAAGCCTTACGCCGCCGTCACTGGTACGCGTAGTGCGAAGTACGACAAGTTAATCGCTCGTCGATGCTGGCGCAGAGTGCAGGAACAGGCAATCCGAGATTGCCGTGACTGGGAAGACCTAGTCATTCCAAAACGCTTGGAAGCAAGTTTTAATGAAGTGTACTCATGGGGCCGCGATGGAAATCAGCGTCTTTGTGAGAGAAGTCAGCAGTACGATAATCCGTTCGCTTATGTGTGTAGTCCAACGTGGATGACACAAAATGAAATCATCGAGCGCTGGAACGAGCGTAAGCAGCGGGATGATGAGTGGATGGAGTATCTAGCACGTAAATGATTTTTGTATCCGGGTAGTTCAGTGGTAGAATGCTCCTCTGATAAGGGAGAGGTCGTTTGTTCGATTCAAACCCTGGGTACCATTTTTCAATTGTAGGGTCGATTAGGCTGGCCGATATCGCGGGTCTCATAAGCCCGATGCGAAAGCACACCGTGGGTCCGAATCCCACCCCTGCAACCAATTTTCAAAGCGGTGTTGATGTAATGGTAGCATCGCAGTTTTCCAAACTGCTCGTCTCGGTTCGAGTCCGTGACGCCGCTCCAGTTTTGTAGAAGTTAAATGAGGAGATACTGATGATTGCCCCCGCAGAGTTAGTTTCTTTTGTTGCATTAGGAGTTTCCGCAGCCGCACTAGTTTTTGGTTTTGTGAAGAAAGGCGCACAAGGTCCCGCAGGCGTAGCAGGTCCGGTTGGTCCTCGTGGAGCCGTTGGTCCCGCAGGTGCCGCAGGCCCGCAAGGCTTGAAAGGCGACGCAGGAGTCTTAGGTGGAAAAGGTGACAAGGGAGACAAAGGCGACAGCGGCAATAATGGTGAACACGGTTTGAAGGGCGACAAAGGCGATAATGGTGCCGATGGTGCCCACGGTAATGACGGCAAAGATGGCAACCCCGGTCGCGACGGTGCCCACGGAAACGATGGCGCAAACGGCAAGGATGGCGCGCAAGGATTGAAGGGCGACAAGGGCGATAAAGGCGACAAGGGTGACAAGGGTGACAAAGGCGATCACGCTTAAACAAATTTCTGAGTCGATGTAGTATAGTGGTAGAACAGTTCTTTGGTAAAGAACAAGCGCAGGTCCGATTCCTGCCTTCGGCTCCAGTTTTGAGCAGTGATGATCTAGTGGTTATGATGTCGCACTTGTAATGCGAACGCCTGTGTTCGATTCACAGTCGCTGCTCCAATTTTGAGGATATATGGTAACGGTAGCTACCGTCTTAGGTTTTATTCTTTCGGCAGTAGTGATTTACTGCATGTTCAAGAAAAAAGGCGGATGATTTCCGAGCGTGGTTAGTTTAACGGTAGAACTGGACCTTGCCAAGGTTCGGGCGCGGGTTCGACTCCCGCACTTCGCTCCAAGTTTTGTGTCGCGTCAAGTCCTTCGCCGACTCCAACCAGTCCTAGACTGCCGGGTTGCAAGGCGCGGTAATCTCTGTGGTTCAGAGCAAACACAAATAATTTTTGAGCACTGCTGGTCCAGTGGCAGGACGCGCCCCTCGTAAGGCCGAAGCATAGGTTCGATTCCTGTGCGGTGCTCCAATTTTCGTGGATGGTTCGTATAGCGGCAATTACTGCTGGCTGTAAACCAGCCGCCCCTTGCGGGCTTCGAAGGTTCGAGTCCTTCATCATCCACCAATTTTCTACAGGTTGCAAGTGTTACGGTAGCACATCCGGCTCCAACCCGGCGAGAGTGGGTTCAATTCCTACGCGGCCTGCCAATTTAGGTGAACTATGGACGTACTCCATAAGCTGTTGCTGACAGGTGAAATTGCTGGCGCAACGATTGCGGGACTTCTTGCGATCTCGTTCATGATGGCGACTATTCGCTCGATGATCGCAGGCAGATCGCCTGTGTGGAGTTCTTCTCAAGTTCTGGTGCAAGAGCAGCGGGCCTCTCAAGAGGGCTGGCTTCATCGCATGCTCGTGGCTTTCGATATCGCGTTCAATGTGATTGTTCTTCGCGGCCAGCAAGATGAAACGATTTCGACGCACTCGTGGCGCGCCCAACAAGAAGGAAAGTTGTGGGGCAAGATGATGTGCAAATGGCTGAACGGTTTTCAGCCCGATCATGGTTTCAAAGCAGCGAGTGGCGATCTGGAAAGAGCGAAGTCGCGCGTTGCACAACTCAGCAAAATGCTGGGTGTATAAGCTTACGCTGAACAGAGGGTCCCCCAATCGGGAACAGCGTGTGAACGGTGGTGCTCTGTCAAGGGCCGTCCACGGAGAAGCAACATGAAGGTTCTTCGCGGATTATTGTTGGCGGCATGTTTGATTTTAGCTACTCAGCCGATGGGTGCAGTAAATAAAAAGCATCAGATAGCGATGAAGTCCACGTTCGTTTTGTACGGACGCTCTGTGGAACGAAGAGTAGATCACACTCCGCTTTGTACGGCATTCGTTTATAAGAAAGCGGAAGACGGATACTACTTGATGACCGCGGGACATTGTTTTGCTGATGGCGGCGCACCAAGCGATGCGATCTATTTAGTAGCCGATGGACAAGCGGTGGATAATCCGGTTCTTCAACCAGTCGAGGTTTTGAATTACATCGACGATGGCAAGATAGATGTGGCAGAACTCCATTTGAAGACCGAGAAGAAATATCCAATCCTCGAACTAGATGACAAGCTAGCGAAGATTGACGATAGAGTTTTTTATGTAGGATATCCGGAGATTGTCGGACAAGCAGTTTACACAGGTCGAGTCGGAAGCAACATTCTTCAAAGTATCGCCGACCCTCACGACCCGTGCGACATTTGTATTGGTCGAATTTTGGTGCAAACAGGCGGCGGACCCGGAGCAAGCGGCTCTCCGATCATTAGCGAGCGCACCGGGAAAGTAATCGGAATTTTAGAAGGACACGTTTTTGAAAACGGCGTGGTCGTTGTTCCCTCGCCATCGATTCAAAGCTATTACGCGAAAGCAGGTCACGCAGTAAAGGCCGAATCAAAAAACGAACAAAGCGAGTAAAGCGAGGTAAGAATCCCATGCTTTTGACGGCAGCAGCTTTTGTGTTGATGTTGGTTTTCGGATTCTTATTCGGAATCGGCTTTCAACTCGCGAAGAAAATCATTAAGTAAATTTTTACGGATGGGTGGCGAAACGGTAGACGCACGAGTTTGCTAAACTCGCAACTCAAAAGGTTGTAGAGGTTCAAGTCCTCTCTCATCCGCCAATTTTCAAAGGAAGATTTCGCCCGTGGCGGGCAATCCGGTTTGAACCCGGAGACTACCGAGAGGTAGGGCGTTCGAGTCGTCATTCTTCCTCCAGTTTGTAGCTACATCGGTTGGGGGTGCCGCAATCACCCCCGGCCACTCTATTGCGGAGAGTCCAATGAAAGTTTGTAAGAACTGTGGCAAAGAACTAGAAGGCCGAGTAGATAGAAAATCTTATTGTGATGAGCATTGTGCTTTAACATCGGCAAAAAGATCGGCAAATCTAGAGGGGTTTTGTTATATAGTACTTTCAATCAATTGGACTTAGAGCGGCAAAAAGATCGGCAAAATATGAGTATCCCCGATATCGATATTGCTTCCATGGAGCCCATGCTCCCCGAAGAAGCCAACCGCGATCTTGAAGACATACTGTAGTTTGAATAATGGCAGAGGCAGAAAAGCCAGAAAGAATTTAAGAGTTTCGGAAGACAGCGCAGACGGCCTGCAAACGGTTTCGAACACCGTGCTACCCGGAAACGGGTAACTGTTCAATTCAGTTCTCTTCCTCCATCCTGCTCTAGCTCATTGGTAGAGCGCTGTGTTGAAACCGCAGGCGTGCGTGGTTCGATTCCACGGTGCAGGACCAATTTTCTGTTGGCAGATCGTTTAATCGGTAGGACGACGGACTTTGAATCCGTCTATCTAGGTTCGAATCCTAGTCCGCCAACCAATCTCGTGTCGTCGGTCAGGTACTTCAAGAAAGCGGCTAGACGCAATCCTTGAAGGAAAAGGACCCCATCGCCCTAGAGGGGACGACTTTTATTTCTGTTGGAAGCTAGTGTAATCGGTAGCACGGCACTCTCTGAAAGTGTCGGTGAAGGTTCGAGTCCTTCGCCTCCAACCAATCTTACGCCTCGCAAACGCGGGGCTTTTTGTTTTACGGAGACAACATGGCCGCAACTGGCACAGCACTGATCGCATCACAACCCGGCACAAGCTGGGATAACGCATGGCCTCAAGTCACGCCGAACGGCGTTGCTTCTCAGAATCTCGATCTTTTGCAGATCGTAGATAATAATGGGCAATCTGTTCTTGTAAACGTAGATCATGCAGGTGTCGTACATAATCCGGCCAGCAGCGCCACGAATGGCACCCGAGTCGGCGTGTTTGAAACTAATCTGGCTTCCGGCGATACAACCGCGCACTATTTCGCCAACGCATTCGCAAATCCTTCCCTCGTTGATATCCTTCAAGTCATCAGTCCCACAGGTGGTTCTGTAGTAAAGTACCTAGACTATCTCGGCGTCTCGCACTAAGGCTGCGTGAGCGCGCGTGTGGCAGCGTCGCTGTCCTCGATGTGGTCGTGAATTGAAAAAGAAAAACCCGATAGACATCATCGTGTGTTTATGCGGATGGATTTGGAGATAAGAGATGTCAAGTACAATCAGCGGCAACGTCGGCGGCGCGGCAGCATCTGGTGCGCAAGTTCAATGTTTGAACGTTCTGACCAAAGCAATCAGTTATGGTGCAGGCGACGGTTCAGGCAACTACTCTATTCCGAATCTAGCAGCAGGCACGTACGTGATTAGCGCGACTCTCGCATCTAAAGTTTACTATCACCCAGTCCAAGTCGTCGTCGATGGTATTGCAACATTCAGCGGCATCAACTTGAATCCGACCGCGTTGAACGCATCGAATGTTAGCGCGCAAGCAGGTAACTTTTAATGGCTATTTCAACAGTAAACGTATCGTCTCCGTCGAACGAGATTCTTTACACCTCGTCTGCGATGGGTGGCACCAAGGAAGGCATCAAGTCATCTTCCGCGGTAGTCAATAATGTGATCGTCGACAACTCGGCAAACGTCGCAGCGACCTACGTGAAGTTGTGGAATCTCGCGTCTGGTTCTGTCACGGTAGGCACCACGGACCCGGACGAGATCATTTATGTTCCGGCAGGCGTCGTAGTAACACATGTTCTTTACACGGGCGCAACAGTTGGAAAGACCTTCGGCACCGGACTCACCGCGGCGGCAGTAACCACAGGTGGAACAGGCGGCGTAACATCGCCCGCGAGTGCGTGCAAGGTAACAGTGAGCTATATCTAATGACAAAGAAACAGATGGAAGAGCGCATCGCGCAGCTTGAGAAGAGGGTGATGGAATTGCAATCGCAACTTCTAACTTTGTCTCTTCGCGGCGGATACACTTTTGTTCCGATCACGGTTCCAAATACGGACCCGAGCCATGTTCCGGCCCCGAACACGATACCGTCGTGGCCTCCGTACACTCCGTACATCGGCGACCCTCCGGGCGGCAACACCACGATCACATGCGGCACGCAGTCAAGCGCGATTAAAGCGCAAGCCCACAATTAAAAATTTTGTGCGGCACACAGCACGTTCTAAGTGTGTCGCCAATAACAGCGTCTTCCCGGCGAAGCAATATCGTCAGGTTGGCGTACACTAAAAGGTGACACATGAGTAACGTATTAGATTTTGGAGTAAATGGACAATTCGGTTCTAAGGTCGGCGGTCTCGGTACTTCGGTTAAGTACTTTCCTCGCCCACTAGGTCCTAGCATCGGTGTAGCACCAGCAACACCGTCTTCGACTAGCGCAGTCGGCGCTTTGTTCCTCCCGGCACAGAACGTGTTCAATGGACAGCAGTTCAATGTGGCTGCATCTGGTAGCTTCGGTTCGGATTCCGGTGACCCATCAGGTACTGTAACCGTTCAGTTGTATGCGGTAACTGGCTCTTTGAGCAGCCCGACTTACACATCGATTGCAACCACAGGTGCAATGACGCCGTTCTACGCAATTCAGCCTTGGGGCATTAACGCAGAACTCGTAGGCGCATCGGTTAACGGCGCAAACGGCTTGTTGATTGGTGCATATCAGGGCTTCCTTCGTGGCTCGGTAGTTGCACCGACGACTGTAACCAGCATCGTAACTGGTCTTGATTTCAACGCAGGAAACCCCGCGTTGCAGCAAGGCGCAGTGCTAGGTTTTGTGATCGGCGCAACGTTCGGAACCTCGGACGCAACGAACACTGCAACCTTGAACGAATTCACAGTCGAGTCGTAAAAACTTAGGGGCGGCGAAAGTCGCCTCGTTCTTCCCTGTTGGCTGGGACGCAAACACAAACGCGACCACCACGGGCATCGGGCGAAATCCCCGGCATTGAATCGTCATAGCCGATTCTAAATTTTTTAAGGACACCATGTTTGACCCAGCCAGCATTACGTTGGGGCAGGTATCCTCGGCCCTCAGAGACCTGACTGTAATCGGATTTCTTCTAACGATCTCGTGGAAGTCGCGCGGCGTGTATGAAGCAGCAAAGAATTTCTTTGAGCGTTTGACGACGCATATGCAGATTATGGAACAAGGAATGAGTACCCTTCTCAATAATCACCTAGCCCACATCGAAACAGATTTAAGAAGCATGACACAACATCAAGTTCGTGCGACCGCAGCCGAGCAAGCAGACTACGTCGAGCTAGCGAACTACGAAGAGAAGAACGTCTCGGAGATTTAAGATGCCTTTTAAATCCGCGGCCCAGCGTGGCTATTTACATGCCCACCCGGAAATTCTCGGGAAGAAGGCACTAGCTGAGTGGGATGCTGCGTCCAAAGGGCAGCACGTACCAGAGCACGTTAAGAAGCCGTCGTACAAGCAGGCTCGAAAGGCGCGCAAGAATGGCTAAAAATTGGCCAATAATTATCGAGGGCTTGAGCGAGTTGATCGGACGAGTCGGGCCGATCTGGCCGAAGAGCACAAAGTTGGCCGGATTTGCATCTGACGGTCCTTATCATTGCGCAGATTGCGAATATCTAAATGATGATCGTAATCGCTGTAATCAAGAAGTCATGATGGCGGACCCGGAAGTTCAACACGATGAAAAAGGTCGAGCAATCATCACTGACCCAGAGCACCAGTGTTGCGAGTTCGTGGAGCCAGAAGACGAATCAAAGCAGGAAGAACCGCAAGGCCCGAAGCTGGTTGCACTGTTCATGCGTCATGGTCAGACGGAAGCAAACAAGAAGGGCGAATTTCGCGGCCCGCTGAATGTTCCACTAGATATCACTGGAATGCAGCAAGCGCTGGATGCTCGTCGATTCTTGGCGGGATATTTAAACGGGAAGCCGCTGGGTGAAGCATTTAGAAGCAGCAAGGACCGCACAGCACAGACCGCGGACATCGCACTCGGACCAGACAAAGCCAAGGTGGTTAAGAATTTTGACCCTTTGAATGTTGGTGATTTTGCCGGACAACCGAAGAACGATGAGAACATGAAAGCCATCATGCACTACCAGAAGAACCCGGACCAGAAGATTCCGGGCGGGGAGCGCATCAACGATTTTAGAGCACGAACGAATCCCGAGATCAAGATGGCAATTCAAAGCGGTGAGAAGACAGGCCGACCATCAATATCCTTCGTTCACAGTTCAACCATTCACCAAGTGAGTCACCTGCTTCACGGCGATCACAACTTGGTCAAGGTCACACCGGGAGGCATTGTCGGAGTATTCAAACGCCCGAACGGAACCCATTACGCTCAAGCCCTCTTAAACGAGAGCAAGAGCCAGAAAGATAAGTACATGATGAGTTAAGGATTCAAAATGAAAAAGCATAAGTTTACACACACGCATATCGAGCACCACAAGGACGGCTCTCACACCGTTCACCACGTTCACGAGGAAGGACCTCATAAGGACGTGAAAGGTGCAGCGGGAGATCACGACGCCATGATTGACCACATCATGGACCACACGTCGGAACCGAACCCGGGCGAGGGGCACGACGAGAATGAAGAAGCTTTGGAAGAGAAGTTGGCTCCGGGCGTCCATTCAGCAGTAGCGCAAGCGGGCGGCGGCGCTCCGCAGGGAGCCTAAGATGGCAGAGCTACCTAATCTTGCCAACGTAGTAGCCGGACGCTCCGCGCTAGAAATAAAAGCTAAGGCCGCAGGATTAGATCACGCTCCAGCGAACGAGGCACCCGGTAGTCAAACTCGTATGTCTGGGAAGGAAGTCGAACACTGGGCTAACAAGACGGCGGGTCATGGCTCAGGAGTTACTCGCGGCGGTGATTATGGCGTAGCGCGTACCGCGCGCAAGGATTCAGAATAATGGCTAAAGCAAAAAATCCATCACTTTATCGTGCAATGCATCACTTGCGTAAGGGCGGTCTTCATCGCGCGCTGCATATTCCGGAAGACGAAAAAATTCCGGCAGATCGTTTGGAAAAAGCGCGTAATTCAAAAAATTCACACGTTGCTCACATGGCGAACTTCGCTCATACAATGGGCGGCTTCAACAAGTAATGGGCGCGAAAGAATTTTTAAAGCTAGCCTTTTGTGACAACGGGACTCCGTCTAGTTCTCGTTTGTTAACGGCAGTGACGACTTTATCATCTGTAGTTGCATTGCTGGCCGTGGTTTTCAAGACTTGGCATTTACCAGACGGGACCGCGCTTATGGGATTGGGCGGCTTTGCGGCATCTCCGTACGCGGTTAATCGCGCATCTAAGATGTTCGGAAAAGATAAGGACCCAGACCCCGCACCAGCGCCGGACGTTGGCGCTTCGTAATAAGGAAAATGATATGAGTTCAGTACCTCGTGTTTTAGAGGGTGCAAGAAAAGCCCTTGATAACGCAAACAAATTTACGAGCAGCGTAACAGGCGGAAAGCCTAGCGCGTTTGCTCCGAAGACCAATTACTCTCACGCTCGTTCGCAACGCAAGAGCGCCGGAAGTTTTATGGGAGTACAGGCAGATCAAGGACCGGAATTGAAGGCAGCCGATCAATCACACGCGGAAGCGGAGAAGGCACTTCACCCGACGTACTAATAGAAACAAATCGTAGTATCCAATAGGGGTTCCGGTATGGCACTTACTGACGCGCAAAAGCAGGCTAGAAGACGAGCAAAGTTGAGGGGAGATGCCATTCTTCCTTTTGACCCAGCAGAAGTCGCAGCGCAGCAAGCATCTCGTGCCGAAAAAGAAGCGGACCTTCAACGACTTCTCGAAGAGGTTATTTCTCTTGACAGAGAAGGCTTGAGATATAAAGGCGAGGCTCGCAGTTATACTAAATTGGTGCGTCTGTATTATGGACAGCCAGAAACTGGCGACGCGGACGAGGAAGTCGGCGGCGCACTTGAGAAGGCCAAGAAGGCGAAAAAGAACAAGCGCCCAAATCCTTCCGAGACTAAGATCAGAATCGAGAACAGCCAGATCGACCCTCCGGAGCGAGTCAAAGGGAAGAAAGGGAAAAGTGAAAACGTCGATTACGAAGTTGATGACGTTGTAGGTTTCTGGCGTTGGCTCGATCTCAGAGATCGCGCGCGCAAGGACTTATTTTGGCTGGGCCGTTTACTTGGTTGGGGTTGGTATCGTAGTGTTCACCAGATTACCTGCGATCAGTTCGTAAAGAAAAATTTTGGCGGGCCGTGGCTAAATTTAGACGGAACTGAAGATAAGACTCGTCCGGCTGTAGACTCGATGTATTTTGAGGATTACAAGCTGAAAGATTTTCATGACGCTTTGGATGTGCAAGAGCGCTTCGACGAAAGTGGTGTTCCGACCAAAGAAATGATGCTGCTCGACAGTCGCGGCTTTTACAAGTCGACGATTGATGGGGTGGATGCGACTCAGTGGTTGTTGGCATGTCCAGACATCCGCATCCTCATCATCACAGGCGAGTATAAGCTGGCGCTGTCATTCTTGCTTGAAATTAAAGGCTATTTTTGTTTGGCAGAGGGACAAGACCCGACTGCGTTTCATCTATTGTTTCCTGAGTACGTCGTAACAGGCGTAGACGGAACGTCGAAGGAACCTCTTTTCTCCCCGGCGCGCATCATCACGCAGCGTCAAGGTTCGATATGGGTTAATTCAATCGTTGCTAACATATCAGGTTGGCACTGCGATATCAAGAAAGGCGACGACGTTGTCACCAACGCAAACTCAAATACAGAAGAGACTCGTGAAAAGATCAAGAAAGATTACGACGGTACCGACGATTTGTTGGACCCGCACGGGTTCAGCGATCACATCGGCACGCGCTATTTTACAAATGATTGGTACGGCACGCGGCTAACACCACAAGAAGGTGAATCTTCTATTGCACCAATCAAGTATCATTGTCGAGGTGCTTGGACTGTAAAGCCGGAATTTGCAGAAGTCCCGATTATGCAACTGACCGAAGGTATGGTCAATCTGCATTTTCCTCAAAAGTGGACATTCAATAAGCTTCGTCGTCTTCTTTTAAAGAAGGGCGAGCGTGAGTTTAAGAATCAGCAGTTAAATCAGCCGACTGACGCAGCAGAGGACAGCGGTTTCAAAATCAGCTTTACTGAGTCCGATCTTCGCGCGCACATGTATCAGCGTGAGGCGGCTCCCAAGGCGGGCGATATTTACATCGTCTGGGATTGGGCGTTGTCAGATAAGAAGACATCGGATTATTCAGTAGGTGTGGTCGCACGACTGTACAAGAATGACGCAAATGAATGGGCGTTCGTAATCTTGGAAATTGTGTACGACAAATGGAAGCATTCCGAACTCGCCTTTCAAATCGTGGCGCTCTCGAAGCGCTGGGGTCCGAAAGTAACGATGATCGAGCAATCCAATGCCGCGGATTTCTTGAGTGAAGAAATTAAGCGCGTTGGTCAGCGATTCGGATATCAGCCGTACATTTATTGGAAGCAGCCATCGCGCCAAGAAAACGCGAAGCGCAACCGAATTAAGAGCATTGAACTTCTTCTCGCGGAACACCGTTTGCACTTTGTGCTAGGTCCGTGGATTGATGAGACGATAAAACAGTTCGTACTGTACACAGGCGAGAAAAAGAATAAAGGGCGCAAGGACGATATCCCGGACGCCATCTCGTACTTGTTGTACATACTTCCGGCAGAGGCAAGACCTCTGGTTGAGAACATTGACCCAGAGGAAGAAAAAAGACTCGCGGAAGAACAGGATAAGAATTACCGCAAAGCGCGCCACTACGAGGCATATTTTGGAACTCGATATTCTGGCACGCGATTGCATTCGGCCCTGCCTAATACGCAGGCACCAACATGGAAACAATGGCAACGGGGAGAAACAGGCGAGGTAAAACCGCCTGAACCGGAGCCAGAGCCGCCAAAACCCCAAGACCCGCGTATGCGAATTTTTGGCAACAAGGGACCTTGGAGACTTTAACTGACTGTCCCGCGCCGGGACACGCGCAGACACCTTAATCGGTGGCACGCAGGTCAAGGATAAAAATGAGCGACGTTGATGTACAGATAGCAAATTTGGAGACAGTACCCGATGCTGAGATTACGATGGACAACACGTACATCGACTCAGAGACTGGTACAGTCCAATTTAATGACACGGCTGCAATTAAACTCGTTCTTGACAATACGGAACTTGCAGACAACTTCATAAATATCAATCAGTGGGCTAGCGGTTGGACAATGTCGGACTTGCTGTATCAGTCTCCGATGTCAACCAATAACGCGGGTAGCGGAACTGACGTAGCAAATTCTGCAGTGCCGAAGTTCATGGTTTCGAACCACATCAGTTCGATTGTGCCCAAGATCATGGGCGGAATTTTTTATGAGAATCCGTGCTTCTTGTTGCGTCCTAGTCCGGGCGTATCTGAAGATGTCATTCGTGCGAAGACGGCGATGTTCTCGTTTCAATTATCCTCGATGCGCTTCGAAGAAGAGATCGAGCGTGGATTGGAACAGATGGCTTTGCTGGGAACAGCAATCTGGAAATGGGGCTACACCGAGTATCAGACAACAGAAAAGAAATACAAGCGTTATGCGACAAAAGTTCCTGCTCCGCTTGGCATCGCGACTGCGCCAATCGACACGCCGGACTCAGATGATTTCGAGATCGAGTTTTATAAAAAGACGGTCTCTCATCCTTGGTTGAAGTATTGCGACATCCGTACGGTTCTCGTAGACCCGGGCTGTCGAGTGGGCGACATTCGTGCCGCGAAGTGGGTTGTTTTCCGCGATTACGCAACGTATCAGGACCTTGAGAAATTGCGCGGCTTTGATGGTTATGAAATTCCGTCAGAAGAAGTCCTTCGACAGATGTTCATGAACACGAACTCACCGGGTCCGGACAACATCACTATGACCATCCCGGAAGGGATGATGGGCTACTTGCAGCACTCGAAGCCGAGAAGCTACAAGACTAGCGCCGACCCGAACCGCGCGCCGCTTGAGTTATTGGAATATTGGGATAACGAGAAGGTTATCGTCGTCCTAATCTACAACGGCCACTGTATTTTGATTCGTAATGAAGCCAATCCGTTCGCGAAGATTCCGTTCTACTCAGCTAACTGGCGCAATATCCCTGATTCGTTTTACGGGCAGGGACTCGGACTGCTAATCGGCAGCGAGCAAATCGTCGAACAAGGGGTCACGAACCTCGCGCTCGACCTGCTAGCTTACTGTTTGCAGCCTGTCGCGCTTCGTAAGAAGGGTTTCAATGCTCCGACTCAGAACACGCGTTGGGAGCAAGGCGGCATCATCGACGTTGAAGAAGACGTTGAGAAAGCTTTCAAGTTCCTACAAATGCCGACACCTCCTCAAGAGGCGTTCGCATTCATCCAGCAATCACAGAGCGCAGGCGCAGCAACATCCGGCGCGAACGAGCAGGTTGTTCAAGGCGCGGGACACGCAGGCATCAGTACGACGGGCATGAGAAGCGGAACGGGCGCAGCGGCGGTTATTCAAGCTAATGCGAGCCGTCTCGACGGCCCGACCGGACGTTTTGTCCGCCAGTGCATGGAGCCGTGGCTGCACCAGATGGATGAATTGGACAACGATCTGTTGCCGACTTCGGTCATCAAGGACATCCTCGGGGAAAAAGTCGGAAACGATTTCAAGATCGATCACATCGATTATCGTAACGCGAAGATCGAATATGAAGTTCTCGCGGGAGCAAGTCTCGGCGCTAAGAAAGAAATGGCGCAAGCGCTCCCGATCATGATTCAGCTTTTGAATAACCCGACTTTCGTATCGAACGCAAATGACGCGGGCTATCAGTTCGACGCAGTCGCGATCTTCCAAGCATTCGTAGACGCGGCTGGTTGGAAGTTCAGTCAGGACTTCCTACGTGAGATGACTCCGGAAGAGAAGCAACGTCATCAAGCCAACAGTCCAGCAGCATTGCAGGCAGCGCAAGCAGCATCAGCGGAAAGAATGCAGCTAGCAAAGTTCCAGCAAGATCAGACGATGGAAAACCAGAAGCAGCTTGGCAAGGCAGGTAACGAAGCCTTCCGTGCTTCTATTCAGAAGTCGACACAACCCGGAATGGGCGTTGGTCCAACAGATCAAACGCAAGGTTTCGGAGCCACAACGGCACTATAATCTGGGGCCGGAAAAATCCGGCCTCGGACACAATACCTGAAAGGGACGGAGTAAACAATGTCAGAGGAACGTAAGTTGTTAGGCGAGAAGCTGAATTTTGAAGAGCGCATTGCACTCGCGCAATTAACAAATCAGCCGGGGTGGAAAATCTTGGTTCGCATCATGGCAGAAGCTTGCCGGGAGGCAACTGAGGGAGTCATTAAATTGAATCCGACATCCCCCCGTTATCAAGAAGTTCTCGCGGGCTTACAAACGACCGCGCGAGCTATGAATAAGTTCACCGCCGATGTTCTTGACTCCGTCAAGGTACATCAGCGTAATGCAGTTAAAGAGGCACAGGAAAGAGAGAATCCTTCGACGGTTGTAGAGCCGCCAAAGAGATTCCAGATGCCTATACCGAAATCCCCCGAGGGGCAGCAGTAACAATCGAATACAGAGGACCAAATGGCTATTACTAAAGAAGAAGTTTTGAAGATGGACTTGAAGTCCATTCATGCGGCGGTAAAAGACCCGAAGACATCTGCCGAGATGCAGAATCTTTTGAGAGACCGCCAAGTTGTCTCGCGTGTATCGGAACTGATGCTGGAAGCGCAGACCCGAGAGAACGCCGTAGACGCAGAGATTAGTCGCGTGGTTCCTCCCACCACGGAAGAACTTGCAGCGCAAGCGCAGGCGATGGCCGCAGAAGCCCCGCCCGCTGCCGCAACAGCCCCGCTGGAGCCTGCCGCTCCCGCAACGCCCCCGGCGTCTCCGGTTAAGCCATACGAAGCGGAAGATGCGGAGTTGAAGAAGATTGGTATTACCGTTGTTCGCGACGCGAGCGATAAAGTAGTTCGCTACATCGAAGAGTATCAGGTCATCGGCGAAGACGGCAGACCTATTGGTCGCCCGACTCACTTGGAAGCGAAGACGCTCCCAGAATTTTTCTCGAAGAAACGCGAAGTTCACACACAGGCCACGCGTGCTTTCCACCGCTTGAAGCAGCAGAAGCTGTCGTTCAAGAATCAGGAAGCCAAGCAGTTGTTGACGCCGGAACAAATCTCGGCGGCAGCCGCGACGGCTCTGCAAGAGAAGGACCCGAACAAAGCACAAGAAGTGGTTCGTGAGATTGTTCGAACCGAATTCGGAAAGCAGGAATTAACCTTGCAAGAGCGCAAGGATTATTTGGACGGCTTGAAGATTGGCAACGATTTCAGAGCCAAGCACCTTTATGATTTTAATTCGTGTGAAGCAAACACGAAGCAACTCCTTGAGTATTTGAAAGAGGAGCAGATGGAATTTACCCTTGACAACCTTGAGGCCGCATTTGTCGATCTCACCGAGCAAGGTAAACTTGTCCCAGTGTCAAAACACCGGGCAGAGGAACAAGCTACTGTGGTCGTTAATCCGACTGCAGAAGCTACTGTAGCAGCGCCCGCAGCCCCGGCAATCCCGGTCGCGGAGCCGCCTGCCGCAGTACCAGCATCAGCAGCACCAGCCCAACCAGTAGCGCCTAGTCAGCCTGTGGTTGAAGCAACGGTACCGACGCCTGCCGCCGCACCCAATGTGCAACCAGCGGCCCGTCGTCCGGGAGTGAATGGAAGTCTACCTCCGGGCACGTTGAGCGCACAACGTCCGGGAGCGCCAGAGCCAGCACTCGCGAGGAAGGAATTCCTACAGAACGTGAGAAAGATGGATGCCGCAACAATGAAGCACAAGTTGAAGACGGACCCTCAATTCGTCAAGCAACTTCAAGCTTACGGCATTAAAGTTCAATAACGTTCGCCCCGCATCGCGGGAGTTTAAGACTAGAGCATTAACATGAGTGGACCAAATCCCTCAGCAGGAAACGTAGCAAACGTCCTAACAGCACAGGCAATCGTTTTCGATAAGGAACTGATTCCTAACCTAAAGGGCAACACCAACGCATTCGTTGGAGCAGCAGAGCGCCGTGTGCAGGGACTGAACATGGGCGTAAACCGTACGTTCTTCCAGTACAACACACTTACGGGTGACGTTGTGCAGAACAGCGACGGTACCGTGGGCAACCCGGAAGCCATTAGCCAGTTGAGCGCCCCAGCGCAGATTGGCGAGTGGAACAACTATTCGAACTTTAGCTCGTTCGCAATTGCATCGGCTATCGACGAATTGGTTGGCAACAGCGCAGTCGAGTTGGGCTATCAAGCCGGACAGTCGATCAGCGAGTTGTACAGCGCGGTAGCGGATAGCGCAAACTCGGTTGACAGCAATGTTAACCAGAGCAGCTTGCTATCTTCTCCGTTCACACTTGATTTGGGCACCATTCGTGAATTGAAGCAGCAGCTTGTTTCAAAGAACGTGTTGTCTTGCAAGCGTGGCATGTTCTTGGGCGCAATCAGTCCGAACGTGTTGGGCGACATCTATAACGCCACGACTGTGAACAACAGCATCGCGGATTTGTGGAAGTACGAAAACATGGAGAAGTTCGACGCGATGGCAGGCAGCGACCAGAACAAGGTCATTGTCCTACCGGGCACGAACATCGGCTTCATGCAGACCCCGTTCGTAACCACCACTGCCAACTATCAGGGCAGCGGCAAGATCGGCTACCGCACTTACGTCTTCGGCAATTACGCGATGATCGGTGTGTGGTTGCAGGTCCCGGGCGACACCGACCTCGATGAGGGCGACTGGAAGACGATTGACTGCCGTGTCGTAACTGACGCGCCAGCATCAAGCTTCGACCCAGTTAGCACAATCGGGGGATGGTGCTCGTACAAGTTCCACCAGACGGTAACCCTACCGCCAGCAACTGGTGTGAACACTCAGCGCATAAGATACATAGACTCGGTTCCGGCTATCCAATAAGATAGTTGACGAGTTTATAAACAAAATTCCCTCGGCTTAATTACCCGAGGCATACTAATCAGGGGAGTGCCAAGAACACTCCCTAGATTATCTTTCTTGGAGATTAAAAATGTCAGAAGCAACAAAAGCAGCAAGTCGTCGTTACTACGAAAATAACAAAGAAACCGAGAAGGCTCGCGCGAAGAAGTGGCGTCAAGATAACCCAGATAAGTACAAAACATGGGCAGAGAAAAATATAGAGAAACGTCGTGCTGCATCTCGTCGTTACGAATACAACATCTCACCAGAAGAGTACGAGCGCAAGAAGGCAGAACAGCATAATAAGTGTGCTATCTGCCGACAAGAAACTGATTTGCTAGTAGTGGACCATAATCATAAATGTTGTCCACCTCGAAAAAGTCGAGCGAAGTATAAAACGTGCGGCAAATGTAATCGCGGCCTTTTGTGCCGCTCATGCAATACAGCAATCGGCTTGCTCAGAGAATCAGAGCAAATCCTCAGCAACGCAATCGAATATCTAAAGGGGTATCAAAAATGAGCACTATCCAACTTCCGGGTCAACCGTACTTGAAGGGAAAAGATCAAGACGTAATTAAAGAGCGTCATGACGTGGATGCTACGCACGAAGCTATCCAGCAGATGCTGGCAGGCGGGACTCCGAACTGGGTCAAGTGGCCCCACGAGTATAAGGCATATGCGAAAGAGTGCTTTGCCGCGGAGAAAGAAATCTCCGATAATATGGCGTCCGCTTACAAGTGGGATGACCAAGAAGACCTCACAAACGAGGTCGCGCGCAAAGTTAACAGAATTACTACACGAGATTTTTTGAAGAAGTTGAACGACAACGGCATCAAGGCTACGATCTTTGATAACGGCTGGAAAGGCCCGGGCGGTATTCCGACAGTCGGATTATTCTGTGTTCCCCCGGCCAACAGCAAGAAGCTACGTCCTGTTTGTTATATGGACGTGCCTACAATGTGGGAGTGGAGCGTTCTTCTTTTGGACGGCCACGGCATCCCGAACGGAGAGAAGTCTCGCGGGTGGCGCACGGTTGCTATCCAGCTAGTTGAAAAAGAAATTATCACAGAAGCACAGTGTCACAAAATTTTCGGCGTACCATCGCCGAACGCAATCTCCGCAAGATACTTCCGCAGTCTTTGGGAAAAGAGAAACGGCAAACGTTACTCGGACCTCGAAGATCAGGAAGCACTCGGACAAGAGTAACGGGTGTTGTCGGACTAGAAGGACGTTATCCGAACACGTTACTCAAAATTCGCCTGACCCCGGGCATAAACAGGGCGGTTGAAGAAGTTTTGCCAACCTCAAGGGTGTACAATGTCTAACGATCAGAAGAACGAAGAAGTCAAAGCGCTACAAACGCTTGGAATAGCAAAAGGCAAGAGCGTCTCGGAAGAAAGTCTCATGGCTCTTTTGTCTATCATGGCCGCAAAGGAAGCGCGTATTGCGGAGAAAGAAGCGCTGTTGGAGCAAGCATTAAAGGCACGCGATGAGGCGCGCCGTAGAGATTCGGAAAACTACACAGTCTCAATTATTGAAACACAGAAGGCTTGCCGACATTTGAAAGGCGGTAAAGGTCGTCAGCGTAATCAGCAACGCGACCCAGCCGTTTATCATCACACTTTTACGGACGGCAAAGTCCAGATTAGATGTACTCTTTGCAAAGCCAGATGGCTTCCGGGCGACACGGACGAATATCTGACTCGCAATGGCAGTAAGATTCCAAACTGGACGGGAATCGGATGGCGTCACGCGAAGGAGATGTGCGAGGACAGCAGCAACAAGTCTTCGTCATCAGAACGCTTCCCGCAAAACGAACAAAGTCCAGCGCCGAAGACAGATCGCGGCGAAATACCAGTCAACTTCCAGATTTAATCTCCTTCCGAGGGGCGGCGGTTCCGCCCCACTTTTCAGGGAAAAGATGACAACCGTATCTTCGACTCAGACCTCTCAATCTACTACCTTTGGCTGCATCCCAACTCATTTCAAGCGCCCCTCCTATCTGCGCGAAAAATTATGAGAACGCAGCAATTTAGAATGTGTGATGTTTGCAGATTATTGGATTTTGATACCACATCAAAAGCGTGTGTGTATTGTTCTGTGTGTGATGCTTGGATTTGTCAAGCAGATTTCAACAACTGGCCTCGCCGTTTAAAGGCCGCAGTGAAAAGACAGTTAGAGCCGGGATATTCCGGAGAAAAGGATTCTCAATGAGCGAGCGAGAGCAGATCATTACTTATCTTCTACAGCAATGCGACTTGAAAAATCGCATCATAGAAGAGCTACAAAAGAAGATCGCCGAGTTAGAGAAGGCGAAACAAATTTCGTAATTAAGGAAAGACATGGGCCAAACGCCGAGCAATAAGTCGTATCTGAAATGGGAAAAGTACGACGGCGGTTCGGACTTTCTCCAACTTACAGACAGAACCGGAGGAGTTCTTGGGTGGATAGACTCTACTGGGGCGCTGCAAGGAAATCTCATTACGTCCGTTATTCAAACCCAAGCATTTATTGGTGCCCCAACCGGGCCTTGCGCTCCTCAGCAAACAGCAGTCAACAGTTTGACAGGAGATTTTTATTCTTGTCAAAACGGCTCTTGGACACTGATAGGGCCGACCGCAGGCTCATTGGTCAGTCCGGTAACGTCTCCTAGCCCTCTAGCTTTCGATGTGAATCTCGCGTTCAAAGGCCCGACTCCGTACACAGATGTTACGAGATACGGAGTTCGAGCGGTAAACACAAACGTCGCTCCTGCTGTTCCGGGCATCACTGTAATTATAAATTCCGGTTCTGCGGCAGCCACGATATCTTCGGCCAGCACGTTTCAAAACGGAGATGGGGTGGTTATCTTTGGCGCAGGCGCAGCACATTCAATGACTACGCCGACAGGGCTTACTGTAACGCCTAGCGTAGCAGCGTTTGGAACTGGAACGGGCATCGTTGTTAATGGCCCTGCAGGCGGCGCAACAACTTATAATTACCAGATTGTTGCTAGAGATAAACAAGGTGGCTTAACTGCGGCTAGCTCGGTAGCGACGACTGCAGCGGGTGCGGCAGCTTTGGGTGCGCAGTCTGTCGCAGTATCGGGATTTACTCGTTCGGGAACCACAGTTACAGCTACCACATCTGCGCCACATGGCTTGTCTATTGGCTCGATGGTTTATATTTTCACGACTGTCGGCGGAACGGATAATTTGAACTTTGGTGGATGGTACATTGTTGCCACCGTCGCAGACAACACCCATTTCACATATCCAACAGGGCGCGATACGGCAGCAGGGGCATTATCGGTTTCGGCTGGTGGTGGAACAGCAAACTGGTTCAACTGCAACCATCTTTCATGGACCCCAGTAACCGGAGCATTTGAGTATTATATTTACGGTCGGGCAGGCGGAAGTTTGACTCTTCTCGGAGTTAGCAAAGTTCAAAGTACCGTAAACGGACAGACGCTAGATACGACGTGGGACGATTTTGGGTCCCCGATGATGGACGGCATATTGCTTCCATACATCGCTCCATCCACGCCGCCAGTTTCTGCTACCAGCGATTCTCTTGTAACAACTATTTTATCTGGCGCGGGAACAACATCTCTGACGTTGGCCAATACAGCGGGAACATCGGTTAGCGGAGCTACGATTCTTTTTGATAACGCTCCAAATATTGCAACCGCAGCGTCTCACACGACGAACACCAGTTTACTATATTTCCCCGGCAATACGTACGTAGTAAATTCGTATCTCACAATTCCCGGCAGCGTAGCGATTCATCTAGCAGGCGCAACTCTGTTCTTGAATGACACAATGGAGTTGGGTGGTAGCGATAAAATTTTCGGGATGCTCGGCGCTCAAACTAACAGTCAATTAGCGTTTGGTTTTGATGTAGGAGCCTTCATTTCGATAAATAGAGCTAATCCCGGTATTTATTCGGCGGGTGTTGGTCTTATGTTTGATGGGATTCAGTTTTCTCCAAATGGAAACTGCTCTATTTCAGCTACACTGGACAATCCAACAGCTAGCTTTTTCCGCTTTGTGAATTTTGCTGGTGGCGGAACAGATTTTATGGGAATTCCGCTGATAATTAGAAACATGGATTTCTTGACGGGATTTGACCATGTGGCTTTTATATGTGGCCCAACTGACGTGAACGGCTCCTCGGCGACCCCCGCCTTATTTTTCAATGGTGTAGGGAACTTGGCTCTCAAAAATATTTCGATGAACCGTCGTGGTATATACTATATTCCAAGTGCTTCCGGTGCGAATATTACTTTTTCGGAGATGACGAGAATTCAAGGGGGCATCACTCCTTTTTTCTCTCTAGGTTCTACTGTAATAGGAACAGTGGGAGGAAGTTACAGCTTTAACGATGTTGAATTGGATACCATGCCTCATCCTTTATTTGCTGTTTTAGCAGGTAACGCGAGCGGTGTGGCGGGTACTGTTACAATAAGAGGGGCCGCTGGAGAAGGCCCTTCCAGTGGTTTTGGGCATATTACCGGAAAACTGGGACTAACACAAGACGGCGGTTCGGGGCAAAATGTATCTGTGTTGCAAACGACTACTGCTTTAACTTTTGCAACACTCGGAACCCCGGCTAATGGAACTCTTGCTTTTTGTCCTGATTGCACAATTGCCAATCCGTGTGCTGGTGGAGGAACTGGAGCATTCGCAAAAAGATTAAATGGAATTTGGGTTTGTAACTAAGAGGATAGATGGCATTTACGATAGTTCAGAAATCCGCCGGTTTTGCTACTGCATCGGCATCTACAGTAGCTAAAGCTTTTGCAAGCAACAACACTGCGGGAAATTTATTGGTGGCGTTTTGCAGCGAGTTCAACGTTGCGACTATAACTATCTCTGATACTCAAGGAAATGTTTGGGTAGGCCCTATACACGCAGGTGGGGTGGCCTCTACATCTCGTGCGGATTTATTTTATTGTCTATCCTGTAAAGCAGGAGCCAATACTGTAACAATTGCAAATGCCGGAACTTCTTGTGCATTGGCTTTAACTGAGTATTCTTCTCCTACAGGAGCTACGGCTTTTGATTCTTCTAATACGACGTTTTCAAATGGAAATGCTGCTCCCGGTGTAAACGTAACTACCGCCATAGCAAATGAGTTAGTGGTGGGAATGGTTGCAATGACGGGGGGATTGACTCTTACTCCTCTAGCGAATAATACAATTGAAATAGGAGCGCCAAGTTCGGCGCAAGCTTTTGACGGAAATGCCGCATCAGCGGGGGCCTTTGCGTCTGGAAGTTCAACAAATTCGGGGGCTACTGGTTGGAGTTACGCAGGAGCCGCTTTTCAAGCTGCCACTTTTAGTATATCTGGAAACGCAGGAACGGCTGGCGCAACAGTTAGTTGGTCGGGAACGTCGTCTGGTAGTACGACAGCGGATGGCTCGGGCAACTACACAATTTCCGGATTGGCAAATGGCAATTATACAATCACGCCGTCTTTGACTGGTTTTACGTTTGCTCCGACGAGTTCAAATCAGACAGTCAGCGGCGCAAATATTACAGGAGTTAATTTTACCGCAACAGCGGTATCTTCGGGCGCTTACAGCGTTCCCGATTGCCGCGTGGCTCCGTTCGGCCCCAACACCAGTCGTACAGTCCAAGGCACAAAGATTTTCGATGTGCAAACTAGCGACAACGCTACGGTCCCGGGCGTGGATAGCCGTGCTGCGGGAGCGCCAGTTGATTGTCGAGTTGCGTCGATCATTCCACAAAATTCAAGAACGCCGGGTATTTTCGGGCCGGGAGAATAACAAATGGCATTCGGATTTTTCACATCGCTTTCAACCATTCCTCTTCAACACATTGTCGATACGGCTCAGACTTATGGCGATATCGAACCTGTTTTGATTGTAGGTGGTCAGTCAGAGAGAGTTGCTCTTTCAATCGCTAATACTGTCATGACCGCGATCTGCGCGGTTGCCTTCCCTCACAAGTGGAATGAGTTCATTATTCCGCCAATTTATACTAACAGCTTTCAACAAGATTATGCTGTGGTGAATCCGGCAGGTTTGTCTGGGGACTTATCTCTTTCAGGAGTAACTCAAGTCTCTGTTTCGGCAAACACCACGACTTATGCAGGAGTATTGCCGGACGGGGCCTTCGGTGGATACGTCGGAGTGCCCTTCGTAGTTACTGGGTTTAATCATCCAGAAAACAACGGAACGTTTATGTGTGTGGCCTCATCTGCAAATGCTCTCGTGTTGAAGAACACAGGCTCAATCGAGGCAGCTTCCGGGGGCGCGATCTCAGCAGCAGGCCCGCTCATCAATCTATCATGGATGGAGCGCGGCGTTGCATTTGATATTAACAATTCGGCAATTCCGAAGCCGTTCGTCCGCGTCGAGTGTGGGCGTCAGCTTCCCCAGATGACGGCGTCGTACACAGGCGCGGCAGGACTCGGTGACCCGGGCTTCCGTTGCAACTGGTTTCCGAATCGTACGCTATATTATGGAACATGGGGCGCGGCGAATGTCGGCACAGGTTCTCTCGGCAACAATCCGGTTGCGGGCAGCGTGTATACGCAGCCGCTAGGTAATAATTCTCAGCCACATAATCCGATCACGCAGATTATCGATTCGAACGGAAATTTGCTCTTGTTGACGACGTACGGAACAGAAGGCTCCGCGGCCCCGCTTGCTCCTCGTAACGCGTGCCCCGGCACCACTGTTTCGGGATTAGGCGCAACAACCGTGTGGACCGTGCTCGACCCGAACGGCTGGGGCTTCCGGTTTTCTCCGGTACCATCTCAAACGGGCACCGAGTGGCAGATGAATTTGATTGCGCAAATGAAGCCAGTTCGCTTCGTCAGTTTGAGCCAGACACTAGGCCCGCTGCCGGACGAGTTCGAGCCGTTCTTTCGTGAGGGTTTTATTGCGCAGTGTTACCGTCGCTCCCCGGAAAAATCTGTGTTCGCAAAATTCAAGGTCGAGTGGGATTTGTGGCAGAAGGCATTGAACGACATGCGCGTGAAAGAGGATTTAGAGTTGGAAGAAAACAAGTTCATTCCGAGTCGTACGATCTTTGGAGCAGCCCGTAGCCGCAACAACTTCCAAGGCGCTGCTTGGCCTTACAATTACCCAAGACCGTAAGGATAAGACATGGGAAATCTACAACAAACTATCAATTGGGCGAAGACGTATTCTCAGTATGTTCCGTCCACAGCCGGACTGGGTCAAGAGCCTGCGGTCTCTATTGCGTCTATGATTCGTGCGTCTATGCTGAATCCGCCTATGACGTGGTATTTCAATCGTGCGGAGAAGACCTTTCCAACCCAGATCGGGTTACAAGATTATCAGATTGCTGTTCCTGATTTGGCTTTCGTTGAAAATGTATCTCTTCTTGATGACGAAGGAAATATCTGGCAATTGAAGGATGTGTACAACAACGCTGCTCTCTCGAAGTCTTCTTCTCAACAAAGACCAAGCGCGATGTCTGTAGAGAGCACCTCGATAGTTAACGGCGCACTCACGTTTTTGTTTCGTTTCATGGGTGTGCCGGAAAAGGTTTATACTGTCACGGTAGTTTATCAAAAGATGGCGACGATGTTCGGACCATTTTTTATTACGAGCGCGTCGGCAGCCAGCAACAACAACACAACTTATACAGGAACATTTGACCCGCTCTCGTTCCCGGCAGGCTCGACGGCGGTCATCACGGGGTTTGTTACAAACCCAGCCAACAATGGTTCGTTCGTGGTGGTAAGTTGCTCGACCACTCAGCTTGTAGTAGCGAATGGCGCGGGAGTCGCAGAAGCGATATCTGCGTTCGCAAACAATTTCAGTTGGGACCCGATTCCAGATCAGTATCGAGATGTTTACAACAACTTGTTTTTGGCAGAGATCATGGCAGTTGTAGACGATGCCAAATCCCAACTTTATCGTCAGCGCGGCGTTGCTGCTCTCCTATCCAAGGCCACAGGCTTAACAGAGATGCAGAAGAATGCTTTTGCTCAACAGTGGCTTGCTCGTGATGTAGAGCGCGCGGCTACTCTTAGTATGGTTGATCTTGGAACTCGAAGCAGGGCGGTTTAAGTAATGCCGAATCTTATAGAATCGCATGGCGGCGCTCCTCAAAAGCAGCCTAAATACGTCCCGATTTTTATGGACCGCGCATTCACGGGTTTGTATACCCAGCGCGCGGTGCTGCATGACCCGTCTGATCTCATCACGTCAAAATATTACGGCGGTCGTCCGGACGCACTATTGGGCGGACGTAACATAGAGCTAACTAATCGACTAACTTTACAGCGTCGTCCCGGTCTTGTTTCATTCCGTACAAACCCCGGTGCGGGTCCCGGAGCGCCATACGCAACTGCGCCAGATCGCGCATTTTCCTTCCAACTATCTGACGGCACAATCCAAGTAATCATTGATACGGGTTCGAGCGGCGCGCTCGCAATTACAAGCTGCGCTAACGCATCGGCAGGCAACACGGTTTATACCGGGGTTTTTCCGGGCGGCGGGTCGAACGGCTTCGTCGGATTGACATTCCTAGTTACTGGCTTCGTAACGAACACCAGCAACAACGGCACGTTCGTTTGCACCGCATCGAGCACCACTACACTCACGCTTGCGAATCCTGCGGGCATTTCTGAAACTATCGCGGCATCTACGATCACTGCGGGCGGCGTGTACAAGGATAATCAGGACGGCACCGCTACGCTTCTCGTATCGAAGAGTCCCGGCGCAGGTCAGACATACTTCATCGCAGTCGCGGGCGTTCTTTACATGGGCGATGGCGTTGACACTAAGAAGTATACTCCACTCAACCCGAACGGCATAATCTGGAATTGGGGCATCAAGGCTCCAACCACACAGCCCACGGTAACCCTTACTCCATCAGGAGCCGCGGCCAGCAAGTGGCAGGCCACGACTGTCTTCTCGACGATGGGCTTAACGAAGGACACGAACGCTACGCCACAAATTTGGCAAGTAATCGGCGTTAATGCGGATGGCACCAACACAACAACACCGCTGTTTGGTACCACCGGAAATGGTGAACCGACTTGGCCAACTGTGGAAGGTAACACAGTTGTCGACGGTACCGTGACGTGGACGAACGCGGGCGCGCTGAACGATTGGTCTCCAAACACCTTCTTCACCGATCTTGGTTTCTTCGGACACTCTCCGGGACCGTCTTTTGCGGACCCGGCAGCAATCGCAGTTGCATCCGTTACTGCTGTTTACGGAAACTTCAAGAACTCGGGCAGTCTCGGTAACACTGGCTCTGCAGCGAACGAGCCTAAATTTTCTGGTGCATATCCGGGTTCAAGCTACTTCGATAATAACACTCACTGGTTTGCAATCGGCAGCTATTCAACTCCAGCAAAGATGGCAACGATGCGTTGGAAGCAACTGCACGCATATACTGGATGGCAGGCAGGCGGAAGCACCAACTCTGTTAACGGTACCCCTGACTTTGTTTTAACTGGAAATCTTCCGGCCCCAACAGGCACCACTGTCTTTTTGATGATTCCTACAACGGGTGGAACATCGGCTTCAGGATATCAACCGTTTTTGCCTAATTCTGCAATCGGCGCAATCGCAAGCGACGGGCAAGTTCAATGGCTGAATTTGGGACAAGCCGCGTGGCAGGCTTCTCACGTATACACGCCGTGGGTTGCGCAAGGTCTGGTTTTTGGTTGCATCTTCGACGGCGCAAATTTTCAAGTTTGCATCAAGACCGTAGGCATCGGAACGAGCGGCGCGCATCAACCGGGCACAGCGCTCGCAACTGCGACCAGTATTTCTGCAGCCAACGCTTCAGGTGGAAACACAGTTTATACGCTTGGTGCGGGTAGCTGGTCGTTCACTCCTTCACCGGGCGACCAAGTTGTGGTTTCCGGATTCACAAACACCGTAAACAACGGCACGTTCAAAGTTATCTCGGCAACGACCAACACTCTCACCCTCGCGAACGCGGGAGGCGTGGCGGAAACACACAGCGCCACAGTCATCTTCAATCCGTGGGCAACTGCGTACGGTCAGACCACAACAGATAACAATGTGACGTGGACTTGCGTTGGGCAAAACGTTGCGTGGGCTGCGGCACAGATTTGGAATTTACCAAGCGTAGGCTTTCAACCACCGGGGCCGTCAGAGGCATTTGGTGGCTCTGAAGTCAACGGCTCAAATGGTTTCATACAAGCTGTAATTAACTCGGGCACATCAGGCGCTGGCCCGGAACCAACGTGGACTTCACCGACCACCACAGATAACACGATTACGTGGCAACAAGTGGCTGCGGTATCAACGCAATCTCTTGCTTGGTCTTTTGGTCTTGCGTACGGGTACAGTTATAAAGCACGTCCCGTAGATGATTTCTTCTCTCCGTTACCACTGGGTGGCGGACAAGTTCCTCCGGGCAGCGTTGTGTTAGGACCGCCTCTTGGTTCTGAAACCAACGTAATTTCAACCGCGTCGCCAGTGAATCAGATCATCGGAGCAAATTCCGGTTCTGTGAATACGATCATGGGCGATTATTCACCGGACCCGCAGGTCGATACTATAGTCATTTGGCGTTCTGCGGACTCGGCGGCTGGCGCAGGCAACATGTTCGAGTTGACTGAAATTCCGAACATTCCGGCTCAAGCAGGTGTGACCAAGTGGAAGTTTAATGATTTCTTGCCGAGCGTCGCGACAGGCTCGTTTCCGGGATTGAACATTCTTATTCCTGCGCCGATTGATGGTTCGAACAATCCTCCGCTCTCGACATTTCTTCCGATGGTATACAACTATCAGCGTATTTGGGGTGCGAACGGCGAGAGCGTTCCTTTTTCAGGCGGGCCGGATGTAGGAGCAGGAAATCCGAACGAGGCATTCAATCCCGCAGATGAACTGCCGTTCCTTGCGCCCGTGGTTCGCCTTATCAAGACTCCGCAAGGCATCGTAACATTCTTGACCGATAGTATCGAAATGATCGGCGGTGGCCCAGCTACGGCGACGTTCTTCTCTGTGACGATGGCACCGGGCGTCGGCTTGCTGTCGTTCAACGCGTGCGACGTGTATGCGGGCGAGATTTATTTCTTCGCCGCGGACAACAGCTTCAAAGTTATCACCCCGTCGTTGAATCTTTCAAATTTCGGATTCCCGCTGGGCGATCAGTTCGCGAACCAGCCAGCATTCGGAAGTTCGGATGCAACGTGGGACCCATCTAAGGTCTACGTGGCGGTTCACCAAAGTGGCGTGGATAACGCTATCTTCGTGGCAGACGGCTCGACTGGGTGGTATCGTTTGAACCCTCACCAAGTTCCGGGTGCGTCTCAAGGGCCGGAACCGATCTGGTCTCCATTCGCTGCGATCACGGGCGGCGTTAAAATGGTGCAGAGTGTGGAAACCTCTCCGGGTATAAAGAAACTGCTTGCGGGAAATACCGCTCCGGGCGGCAGCATTTCGCAGCGTGATCTAACTGTCTTTCAAGACAGCGGCGTATCTTACGACGCATTTTTCACAATGGGCAGCATCACGCTAGCTCATCCGGGCCAGATCGCGCTCGTGAAATTTTTCGAATTCGATTTTTCTGGTACCAATTTCCAGCCGACCGTTAGCTACTTGCTGAATGAGACAAGCGGCAGCTTCACTCCGTTCGTGAATAACAAAGCTAATAACGTTCCACAGTTTGACCCGCCGACACTGTACGGCGACACGATTGCTCCGTCAAGTTATAGTCCGAATCGATACGACTTTAACACGACTCAATCGTTGGCACGCTGTCGCCATCTGCAGGTTAAGATTGATTTTGGAACGAACGCAACCGGGAACGAATTGTATAACATGACCATCTTCGGTCGATTGATTGTGGAGACGTAATGGCGGATGACCCAAAAAATCCGAACCTGATAGATGAGAAAGACGTTCCTGCGAACTGGGTTCCGGTTTCGAGCGGCCCGTCACAAGGCTCTGCGCCCCCTCTTCCCAACGAGATGCCTACGTTCTTCTCTGGCTCGATGGCTCCGCAATTACAGCACGATGGTACTTTCGTTGGCACAGAAGTTGCCTCTCCGCGAGTTCCGAAGTTTTCTCTAATGCCGTTGGGAAACCAATCGAGCGGATTTACTAATGCTGCGGCACAAAGCACGGCTATTCGAGTAGTAGAGGCGTCTCCTTCGTTAAATCTTATAGCAGGTCCGGGCATTCAAATTACTCAGAACGGAAATACGGATACCATCAGTGCCACAGGCACCGGAGATGGTTTGGTTCATGGGGACACCATCTGGGAAATCGACCCAGCATATATGTGGCTTCGTGACGATTTCCAAGGCGGGAGTACCACTACCGGAGCCGTGGGAGAAATAGGTTGGGCTACTGTCACCACAAATGGCGGTCCTTCTCTCGTTACAAGAGGAGCATCCCTTCCTAACTCTGGAATTTTTCAACTTACGAATAGCGGAACTGCTGCAACAGTGTCGGCTATAGCAGGTACCACGGTATTTTTAGGAAATTCGGCGGCATCTTCTCCGAGTCCCTTCATGCCACTTTTTGATTATCCCGGATGGAAAGCGATCTTCATTTTCGGCTTAGGATTCGCGAGCAACAGCAATGCTCTTAATCCGCCGTTCTTGACACAGAAATCTATTTATGTGGGACTGAGTGCAACTCCGAAACCAGAAACGACTTGGGGTGGCGCAGGACGGCCACTGACGTTTATGGGTGTTAGATTTGACACCGATGCTACGGCACCCGCCATTAGCGATACTACTTTTCATTTTGAAGTAGTTGCTAATCCTAACGCAGTAGCGTCGCCAAACAGAAACAACACACAAGGCACCACGTTCGATACTGGCGTAACGCCTACGGTAGGGCAATTTTATAGATTGGAGATTGAGTGCATTCAGTCTGGTGTTATAACGATGTCACTGAATGGTAGCACCCCTCAAACTTTTAATGTTCCAACTATAACGGTTGGCGGGGCAGGCGAATCAGGCATAGCTACTGCAAATTCTGGTTTCGTGGATGTTCAGCCGGGAAGTTTGGCGGGAGCATCAGACGGACAGATATTTGTAGCAGGAAGCAAAGTAGCTATATCTAACGTTGCGGGAGCGCCTTTCACTGCTCTCAACGGGAACACGGTCACGTTGTTGGATTCTACCGGAGGCCCTGCTTGGAAGTTTGTATTTGCGATTGCGAATACGGGCGTGACTACGATTACCAATGGAAAGTTCGTGGGATTCCCGGGAGTGACACCATTGTTTTCTTTTTCTAATGACACGCACGCGACCCCAGTGGCAGCCAGCACATCTCTATTGATAGATTACTTCAGTCTTGTTTGGAACCCGGGAGTGGGCGGCGGCACAGGAACGCCTGTTTCTACAAAGTCGAGATATTTCTAAGGAGATCATATGATTAAATTCACAGCCTCCACCCTTGATGACGTAGAGCAGATTAAAGAGTGGACACTTCATGACCCTTATCACTTTCACCAAGATCAACCAGAGTGGTGGTTGACGGAAGCGGAAGGCAGCTTACTCGCTTTCTGTTTGATGGACGACCGAGGCCCCCTGACCTACGTTCGTTTGGATACGGAAGGCGAGTATGTTCGCATCCACACACAGTTTGCACCAGAGGCGGTTGTCTCGAAGCGTCGACTCGTAGTAGGCATGATCGGAGCAATCAATATGTTGATTTCTCTTTTTTCTGGTGAGGGGCGAAAGGGTTTGATTTTTAATTCGGTTAACCCTAGTCTGATATCTTTTATGGATAAAAAATTTGGATTCAAATCAGTCGGCGAGAACGATTACCGACTGGATTTTGAGGGACAGAAATAAATGTGTGGCCCAACTTCAGAAGAAAAAGCACTACAAGCATCGAGCATGAATTTTGCGTCTCTACTGCAGAAGAACTATGCCGCTCGATACGCTAGTCAAACAGACGTATTGAATGCGATCAATCGCTCTCTTTCACCGATTCTTTCTGCGGGGCCTAACCAGCATGGCTTCTCTGGCCCACAGCTAGCTGCCTACCAGACGCAGGCGATCAATCAGGCAGGCGCGGCGGCTAAGAATGCGGAGCAAGCCGCTCGCACGTTTGGCGCAGGAGAGGGCGGCGGTGGCACCAGCGGACTCACATCAGGCATTACGAAACAGATCGAGAGTTCTATCGCATCTCAAGAAGCGCAGAATTTAGGCAATCAGCAGAATCAAATCACACAAGCCGATTACGCATTAGGTTCTCAAAATTACTGGCGTGCGGCGGGCGGCGCACAATCTCTCGCGGCAGGATACAATCCGAGTTCTGAAATGGGCGGGGCAATCGGCGAAAATTCTCAGTCATTCGGACAAGCGTCGCAAATCCAACAACAGCAACAGCAAGAAGATCAGATGATAGCAGGCGGTATTACTTCTCTGGCGAGCAATGTCTTGTTGCCGGGAATTTCTGGAGGCATCAACGCTTCTCCGGGTCAGAGTTTCGGAAGCGGTTTTGCTGGCGCATTTGGGCATTAAATAATAAGAGGATAACATGGCAATCGATCTACCATCAGGAATACAACAAGCGCTGGACGAATCTCTGGGCAAGACAAATCCGCCCGCGGTCGGCACAGGCACGGTGTTGAGAGACCCGAATGCTGTTCAACCAACGCAGCCCGCTCCTGCAGCGAATGCTGATTTGACTGATACTGCTGCGCCCGATTTGGAGCCGACGTATGACCCGGGCAGTTTGGCCGACAAAATTTCGAAGGCATATTTGCAGCATCTTGCGGAGAACCAGCCGAAGAAGCCGGGACCATCAACTGGTCAGAAAGTTATGGGCGTCGTACAAGGCGCTATGAACGCGTTTGGGGACGCCGCTCACGCGAGCGATACCAAAGGCGGATGGCTGTCGGGAATCGCAAACACATTGAACGCGCGCAACCAGCGTTTGGCACAGCAAGGCCGCGACGAAGATTTGCACGCAAAGTCACAAGCGGAAACGATTGCGATGCACCGAAATATTTATTTGCAAGATCAGAAGATTCAAGACGAGGCAACCAAGGCCAACCAAAGCTTTGTGGACATGAATAAGCCAAATCACAAGATCGAGACTATCAATCATGATGAACTTGTGAAGCGAATGCAGGACCCGAAGTTCGCTGACGAGCACTGGGTTCGTCAAACTGGCTCGGAGCCAGAGATCGGTGCCAACGGAGAGCCACTGAAAGACAAGTTCGGAAACCCGGCATCAGCCCCGGTGTACACGGTCATTACGCGCAACACGTTGGATGGGCAACCAGACAATCAGGTGGTGGATGAGGCAACTAGCGCCGACATCAAAAAGTACATGGGACAGGATATGCCCAAGGGTACGAAGTTGACGGGCGACCAGATGAATGCGATAAACGTTCAACTGAATTCGACGCGTAATGCCGTGAACATTTTGCAGCACACAAACGGCAAAGAGCTTTCTCCTGATGAAATGAGAACGCTATCTCCGTATCTGACTGACCCCCTAATTCAAGCTGCGATCTCTTCCGTACCGGGTAGTTCGTACAAAGGTCTGCTGCAGTTCCAAACAAATGCGGATGCGCTTCTGAATGGCTTGCAGCAGAAATTGGATGCTGCGACCAAGGCAGGCGACAAGAATGCCGTGCAAGCAATCAGCGAGGGCATTTCGGACATCAAGAAAGAAGAAGCAAAGGTCAAGACATTTACCTCTGCGGCAATTCTCCCTTCACAAGTAGAGAAGTACGAGAAGGAAGGCAACAAGCAAGAAGAATGGGTCGACAAGTATCTTCATGACCCGAACTCTCTATCAGGCGACAAGGCATCTGCGGCGCTTCCACAAATCAAGGCGGCGCTCGATGCAGCAACAGAGCCGGGATTGAGAGCCAAATTGACCTCGGCATACAATACCGCGAAGACGGCACAAGAGAACTATTTCTCAGATATGCAACGAAAGGCGAAGGCCGATCAAGTTGCAAAGCAAGGCGACCCAGTCGCCGCTGGAAAAGACCTAGCACAAGGTCTGGTAACTCTTACCGACTTGCGTACCCGCCAAACGACTGCGGACTTTATTTTGCAAGCTACGGAAGAAGCGCGCAAGGTTGACCCGTCATACAACCCTGCGGATGAAGTTAACTTTGAGCATGTTGCGAAGTCACCTCAAGCTGCGGTGTTCTTCGGTTCTGCGCGCTCGTTGATGGAGAAGGGTGGTACGCTCGACCAGCTATATGATTGGGGTAAGAAAATTCCCGACAACACGCTTCCGACTCTCAACACCGTTGAAGACTGGGTGTCGTTGAAAGCAGGTAAGGGGCCGCTCGCGGGTTACGCCGCGCTTGTTTTAGGCGTGGCCGATGACTACGGCAAAGTTATGGGCGGCGGTTCGGCATCAGATAGTGCTCGCGACCATGCTCTCAGCTTGTTTGCAGCAGCACAAAACCAGAAACAGCGCGTGGACGCAATTCGTGGTACGCTGGGCGGCGTCAGTTCCCAGTATCACGGGCGCATAGGCAACAACAAGTTCTTGCAGCGAGAATACGGAGATTTTGTCCGTTCCGATTTTTCTGCATCACTAGAAAATGTGGCACCGCCAAAGAACGCGAAGCCGAACATGGCCCCGGGCAAGGCAGCCGATGGCACAACCGTGTGGCCGATGGCGGACGGAACCATTCAAGACGCACAAGGCAACAAGTACAACCCGCAAACGGGCAAGAGACAATAAATGGCCGAAACAACAGATCAGCAGGTTCAAGATAAGGGGCCGCAGCAGATCGACACACCACCATATCCCGGCACCACGAAGATAGATAATGGGCAAGCCTTTGATGTCGCAGGCAAACCTCTTGGTGCTGTTGATGAGAGTGGAAAACCGATATCTGCGCCTACACAAGCTGTGCCAGCGTCTGGATTCAATTTTGGATTCAAGCCAACAGCCGCTCCAGCACAAGCTGCGCCAGCCGCATCTGCGTCGCCAGCTTCTGGGTTTGATTTTGGATTTAAACCTGTAGAACAAAAACCAGAAAATGCCGCATATACCTCGTTGAAGAAATTTGCAAGCGCTTTTAACTTGACGTTAACAGGCACAGAAAGCGGTGAGGATTTGAGAAAGAAAGTATCAGACTTCGTTCAATCACAACCTCCGGGCTGGGCAAAGAATCTATCTCCCGAATTGCAGGGATACGCGAAACTTGGCGCTGCGGCAGTCGGTCTTGGTAAAAGTGTTATCGACGCCCAACAACATGAAATGAACACGGGAATTTCTCAAATGCAACAACCGGGAATTCTCAACAAGGCATCTGGGGCAGTTCGTTATCTTCAAGGAATTGTTCCTCTCGCAGGTCCTGCGTTGGGAGCAATTGAAGATCACTTTGCTAAAGGCGAGTATGCCGAAGGCTTGGGAACTGCGGCTGCTCTTTTGATTCCGGGTGCTGCGGAGCACTTCGGTCCCGGCCTCGTGGAGAGCGCTCAAAGTGCCGCAGGACGATTGGCGGTAAACGACACGAAGGCGCTTCTTCAAGCAACCAAAAATCAAGAAGCCGCAGCAGTTATGTACGATGGCCGATTGAAGGAACACGCGACCGCTGTACAGCAAGTAAAAGATGCAGAGGGGCAAGCCGACGCCACACGCGAAGCACAGATTGCAGGCAAGGCAACGAAAGAACAAGCAGATGCAGCGGCATCAAACGCATCCGCGGCACGAGCTAACTTGACACGAGCAGAAGCAGCCGTGACAGAAGCGAAAGAAGCCCATGCAAATGCGTCATTGAGCGTGGAACAGCGTACTCGTCAAGTTCAAAGAAAACTTCAAAAGATCGCGGATGTGCAAGCCGAGAAAGTAAAAGAAAATGGCCCGAAGTCAATGGAGTTGATGAAGAAGGCAATTCCAGCCAAGGGCAGCGACTTTTATACCGTCGATGAGAAAACTGGGACGGCACCGAAGTACGATATCGTCCGTTCGCATTTAGAGGCTGCGAAAGAAGCGGGTGTGCCAATTGACAATATCCAAGATGCTCGTAATGTGGCAGAAGAAGCCCGTCAAGGCATCGAAGATAAGGTTATGCGTTACACAGATAAGTACGATGCCGAGCCATTGACAAATGAATCAGCCGACACAAAGTTGGAAGATTCCAAGTCTCCAAAGAATATCGCCACTCGAAAGTTACAAGAGATGTCTGCGGTAGATGGCAACTTTGAAGGCGCAGAAGACTATTTGAATGACTTCAACGTCACAGACCCAACGGTGGGAGAGGCAAAAGAGACGCTGACAAAGTTGAACGATCACCTTCGTCAGATGAAGAAGTCTTCTAACAATTGGGATATCTATAATCAGATTGAAACAAATCCGAAATTCGCGGCATATTATTTTCTAGCTGACGAACTGCGCGACTCGCTTTACAGCAAGTTTGAGTCTCACGGCGTGGAAGGAATTCGAGAGGCCCGCGGCGAAACTGCGGCGCTCGTCGATTTCCGTAACATGGCTGATGCTCAAACCAGAGCAAACCGCGGCGGTACAAAGGTTCGCGGCAGCGGAAGCCAAAGCAGAATGCGTAATTTGATCGCCAAGCTTACAGGCAAGGCAATTAAGGGCGCGGGTATCGCGGCGGGCGCAGAGATGGGCGGACCTGCGGGAGCCGTTGGCGGCGGGGCCGTAGGAGAGATGATCGGAGAACCCGTTCAAAACTATATTGCACCGGGCGATCTGACGCGCGACGAACATATCGCAAAATCGATGAAACAGAAGGGAACGCTGCGTAAGCCTGTCGAAATCAAGGGAGAGGGTACCGAGCCTGTAATTCCGAAAGAGCCGATTCCGCCTGCGCCGAAAGACGTGGGACCGGAACCGCTGCAATTAACACCCCGCGAGAATACTGATCTGCACGCAGATTTGGCGGCGCATTACGGCATCACCGATCTGGATAGCACCAGCTATCAAGAGTTAGAGCAAGACTTGCGTGATGACATAGAAACCAAGAGAAATCTTGGAATGAAGCCGGACGCAAAAGAGCAGGCTCTTCTCAACAAGGTGTTGAAGGCGGACGCGGCTGATCGCGGCATCCGTGCTGCGGCCAATAAGCCGACACCGACACTGCCCGCGGAAGCGGAAGCTGATCTGTTGAAGGACGCTCAAGCAAAGGCAGACGGTAAACCGAAGGCAGAATTGAATCCGGAACTAGTGAACAAGGGGCAGGGGGAAGATTCCTTGCTCGTGTCTCATTCTCCTGCAATGAAGGCGACCGCAAAGCCGCTAGATATCGCAGGTCTTCCGGAAGGCATGACATCGGAAGATGCACATCTTCACGAGTGGGCACATACGGCAATTGGCGCAGTCGATGGACTAGAGCCAGTCGAGATTCGCACCGATCTGCATCCGAAGTCCAAAAAGGGTGCGAGCGCAACAGCGGTCTTCAACGCGGCATCTATCCGTGATGCTGCAGGAAACGTAGACCCGGAATTACTAGGCCAGCAGGAAGTGCAGTGGCTGACTCAGAAGATGGCTGGTCCTGCATCGCACGAGGTCTTTAAGGGCATGCCGAGAGAAGATGTGGAGAACTCTCCTGCGACCCGCGGCGACTTCCGTGATGCGCGCGCCATCGTGAGAGAAGTTCATCCGGATTTCACATCGAAGCAGGTTAGCGAGGTAGTAAGCGCAGCATACGACCGTGCGCGAGATTTCTTGACAAAGCCACACATTGCTGATAGAATTAGAGCAAATGCGGCGGTTCGAGAGGAAGGACTAGCACAAACGCTCCATGCAAGTCATGGCCGCGTAAATAAATTTGCGGAGGATATCAGAAATGCCCACACAGAATACACAGGAAATGACGCTGGACCAAATGGGGGAGGGGCTGGGGAAGGCGGCGAGAAAGCTGAGAAGCCAGCAGCCGAAGGGGAAGAGAAGAACGCAGGACGAGATCAAGCAGGAAAGCGAGAAGTCGCACCAGAGCCTGTTAGCGAATCTGCAACAGCCCGTGGGGTCGCTGAAAGCGAAATAAGAAAGACCCCGGAGCAGCAATTCAAACAGAAGTTCAAGATCGAAGTAACCACAGACGGCGAATCGAAAGTTGAGCCTGTGGAAGCCTTCTCTCGCAAAGAGGCATTCCAGATTGCGCAAAAGAAGTTTCCTCAAGCGCAAGAGTTTCAACTAGCAAGAGAAGAGGGAGAGGGTTTGCCCCGACAAGAGGGCTATGTCGTCCCCGAAGAGAAACACCTGAATACACCGAACAGCAGAGAGGGACTCGTACCCGTTGAAAAGACCATGAAGCACGAACTAGGCCATTTCATGGTTGGTCACAACGAGGGCATGTCTGCGGTCGGAGTTATGCGTCACACACATCCTAATATGCCGCGATTCGCAAATGCGGCAATACACTGGGACACAAGTGATATGGTGGATTCAACAGGCCGAAAGTACAAGGCAGAAAAGATTCCTTCCTTATTGCGGATGGCGATGGGCGGCGTGGCTGCGGATGAAGTTTTCTCCAACATCCCTCGCTATCAAAACAACAACTTCAGCCCGCGTGTAGGTAGTGGCGACGGCATGTTAGCAACGCGCATTCTGCGCGCGGCTGGGTATCAGGAACCCGAAATTACTCAGATGATACACACTGCGGTCGATCAGGCTAAAGAGCACTTGACAAAGCCAGCGGTATCGGATATCATCAATGAGAATGCAGGAGTACGAGAGCCGGGTCTTTCGAGACAGTACCATTACAGCGGAGAGAGACTTCGCGCAATGGGAGAAGAGGCAGCAAGGAGATTAGCAGATGAAAGAAACAACAGAGCAGGTGCTGGAGAAGGTGGCGAAGCAGGTAGAGGAGATGTCGCCGGAAGAGAAGGCCAAGCTGCGGGAGCACTTGGACAAAGAGTTGAAGCCAGCCCGATAAGCAAGACCGTTCCGCCAGAACGCACCACGGGCGACGCGGCGGATGATGCTGCGATCAAAGCTGGCGGCGGCGTCCCGGGCGGGCGTATGACGTTGGACGCGAACACTCATGTCCGAATGTTCCACGACCCGCAGACGGGCACCACGTTAGGATTCTCTGCGCAAGAGAAGGTCACGCCGGAAGCTACCAAGGCGAAGCTGGCTGCAAGCAGAAAAGCGTACGGGCTGGAGACGGAACAGAGCGCAATCGACAAAGACCCATTTGAAAAGGCCGTCGCGC